CTCCATCGGATTCTGATACCCCGAGTGTCAGTGAATCTTGGTCCATCGTCATCTTCGGGGCTTCGGTTCCAGAACGCTCTCTGGTCTTGGGTCCCGCTACGCTCTACATCGCACCCTTTGGGGCTGTAGAACCGTCTAACGGCGCTGTAGCTACTGCACCCGACTCTGGGGTCTGGACAGACCTCGGTGGGACACTCGGAGGCGTAGAGCTAAGCGTAGAGCAGGACTGGATCACAGTTGATCTGAAACAGCTACCGGATCAGCCTATGCGTCGAGTGAAAAAGCGTCGACTAATGATCAAGACGTCAATGGCTGAGCCAACGCTCTTGAACCTTGGCTATGTGCTTAACGATACGACCTCTGGAAGCGCGGGCGTCAACTGGTCGGCTTACGCTCCGGCCGTCCGTACAGAGGCCAGCCAGCTCTCCTACATGGCTCTTATCGTGGACGGTTGGAAGCCCGGCTACCTGCCTGGGGGACAGCACAAGAGGCGCCGGGTGATTGTGCGTAAGTGCCTGAGTATCGACAACATCGAATTCGGGTACAGTAAGAATGGCCAGACGGTCTACACCGTCACCTGGTCCTGCCATTACGTAGATGCAACCACACCGCCATTTCGGGTTGTGGATGCGGCCTAAAAACAAAAGAGCCCCATGCCTGACGACTCCCAGGCATGGGGCTCTTTCCTACTTCCTTGCGGTCTTTCCTGAACGAGGGGTTTCCCCTCGCAGGAGCTTCCGTCCACGAGCTACACGCTCTGCGGGAGTCTCCTTGTGCCCATCTGGGCGGGACATTGGTCCTGGCATTTGCATCACCTCCTTCTTGACAGAAGGAGTGATTAGCCGGGGCGAATCCTCATGTAGTTAGCCTTTCTTACAGGGTGTTACGACTACGCTTGGGTACGAAGCGAACTACTAGTCCTGCGCCTACTAGTACTACGCTAGCAACGATGTAGCGGACGGGGTGCTCCGTTGGGCCGAGTCCCGTGTGAGCCAACTCAGAAGGGGTCGTGGAAGGCGCTGTTACGGTCGGCTGAGGGGTACTATCGCCCTCATCCCTCAGATCGGCATACAGATCCGAGGTGGAAGGTTCACCTGGTAGATCCTGGCAACCGATGCCGTCGCCGTCCTTGTCGAGGTGACTCGGGTCGTAGTGGTTGACGATGATGACTGGGTGCTCGAAGTCGGAGCAATTCCGGTCGGGAGTAGCAGACACAGCAGAGGCCCCACTAAGGGCCAGAGCGGCAACTACACCGCCTGTTGCGAGTAGATGCTTGACCTTCATGTGGGACCTCTCTTTTGTGAGTGGTGGCGCAGACCGGATTCGAACCGGTGTCTCGGGATTATGAGCCCCGCATGGAACCGAACTCCACTACCGCGCAGTAGTCCTAACCGGAATCGAACCGGTGGCTTCTTCCTTATGAGGGAAGCACTCTGACCGACTGAGTTATAGGACCGGCGCACCTGAAGGGATTTGAACCCTCGCTCTCCACCTTGACAGGGTGGCGCTTTGGACCAGACTAAGCTACAGATGCATGGTGTTCTTTACGTCGAACAGACGGCAACGCGTGGACCGTGTGGGAATCGAACCCCTCAGCTTCCTTGCAAGGGAAGAATGCAACCAGTACATCTCACAGCCCAAGATCGATGATAGCAGAGGCCCTTTAAGTCTGCAACCATCTAAAGCGACTTCCGCTGTCTAGAAGGGGAAGTCCCGCCTAACTCCGTCACAGGCTCAGGGTTTGCCTACGGAGGTTTAGGGTTTGCTTTTGTGGACAATGCGGGGTTCGAACCCGCTCTACGAGTATGCCATACTCGCGTGCTCCCATTAACACTAATCGCCCATTCGAGTCCTCGCTTAGACTAACGACACGATGGGGTTGTACCTCGGTGGATTTCTCCCGCGAGTACCGTTTACGTCGAAAGGCACGGGCTAGCCGACTCTTCCTAGGAATTGAAGAAGCCTAGGCACTACTGGGGTGACTGACGGGACTCGAACCCGCTCATTACCGCGACCACAACGCGGCGCCTCGACCACTTCAGCTTCAGTCACAACTATGGATTTGTTTATCCAGCGGAGCCGGAGGGAGTTGAACCCCCAAGGGCTTTGACACCCCAGCTGTTTTCTAGACAGTGTACCGCGCCAATGGCAGCGACTCCATAGAGACCCCGGCTGGGTTTTCACCAGCAACTCTTAGCATATCCGCCGCGCCTCTCACTTGGGCTACGGAGTCTCAAAGTACCGTGAACTCAGTAGTATCTAGTCCTGAGTCCGTCACCGCTAGATATCCGGCTTCGGTACAGAGGCCATTATGGGAATCGAACCCATCCAAAACTGCTTTGCAGGCAGTCGCTTACACACAGCAAGCTCAATGGCCAAGTGGATTGCGGGCGACGCGTTACTTTCTCGTACATTCCTATCTGGCCAGATTAGAATGCCATATAGAGTATTGCATCCCAGAGGGACCCGCAAACGGTATGTGGGCGGATAGGTGGTTTTCCTATCACTAACCTAGGTTCACAGCTAAGCGCGCACTCGCTGCCATCCATCATCAGCTTCCATATGGACCCACAAGCGGAAAGCAGAGGACTCGAACCCCCAGGCATTACCCTGTCCCTGGCTAGCAACCAAGGTGGTCGACCTGCGACCATACTTTCCAAAGTCCGCCCGACTGGATTTGAACCAGCGATCTCATCCTTATCAGGGACGCGCTTTCACCGACTAAGCTACGGGCGAGTAACTACCTTTACAGCATCAAGAGACGCGCCTCTTATGGCTGACGGCCTTACCGGCTGGCTCCACGCGTGGAGCAATTCCCGGATTAGATAGTTGCCTCGTGGGTGATGACGGATTCGAACCGCCTAACCATTCAAGATCACGGGGTTACAGCCCGCTCCGGCTCTCCAACTCCGGCGATCACCCAATACGACCGGCGCTCTACCAACTGAGCTATAGCCTTGCGAGCTAGAAGGACTCGAACCTCCGACCTCCGGTCTCGTACCCCAGACAGGATTCGAACCTGCAACCTCCTGATCCGTAGTCAGGCGCACCAATCCGTTGTGCTACTAGGGCAAAACGCCACTGTCTTATTCCGTAGACATCGCAGGCACGGGGTAACCCTGCTTAGGTGGCCGTCTGGTACCCGAGAATCGAACTCGGTTAATCCTGGTCCCAAACCAGGCGGATTACCATCTTCCTCGTACCAGAGGCGCCGAACGACTACCTAAATCATAGTATAGGCTCTATTCGACTTTTGTGATCACAACGCTCTCCCACCAGGTAACGATCCTAGCCTTCGAGCACCAGACGCTCGCGTGCTTCCAATACACTATGGGAGATTGATCAACAATACTCGCAACCTTTGCAGCGTTGCTTGTGTGTTCGAAATCGATGGCAGTTGGCACACAGTAAGTCGCATTTTAGCGACTCGGCTAATTGTACCTCATACTTGCGACTAAAGCCATTGGCCCCAATTCCAAATAACTTCTCTTCCGGATTCCGGTGATCGAAGTCAAACATGAAGGGTGGGCCTTCATAACCACAGTCTAAGCATTTGCCACCATGATGTGCGACTAATCGAGCTTTAGTACGTCGCCGCCAAGCAGCTACTGCACCTGCATTTGGTATTGCCATTTGCGCTCTCCCACCTGGGATCGAACCAAGATAAACCGGGTAACAACCGGTCGCACTGCCATTGTGCTATAGGAGATTGAAAGTCCCAGCCGACAAACACTCATTTCAGGGCTAATTGAATTAAAGTGAAACTGGGACCAGAGCAGGTGACCGGAATCGAACCGGCGTTAACTGATTGGAAGTCAGTTGTTCTACCATTAAACTACACCTGCATGAGGGGCTGGTCAAGGCTTATCACGTTAGCCGCCGCGTCACACACCGCTTGACTTCTCTGCTCGTCCTCAACGTACGCGCGGTAGGACTCGAACCTACGATAAGCTGCTTGTAAGGCAGCCGCCTTAGCCGCTAGACGACGCGCGCTTGGACCGACACTAATCACCGTTGCCAGAATACCTCATACCCAAGTATAAAGGCAAGCCATTACTGTGCCGGGCGGGAAGGGTAGTTCCCTTGAGATGACAGTCCCGATTGGCTACGGGGTAAGTCTCTCCGAGCCTGATATGGGATTCGAACCCATGGCCTCATCCTTACCAAGGATGCGCTCTAACCTCTGGAGCTAATCAGGCAAAGTTTGTAAGGGAACCTCATCTCGCACGCGTCGACAAGGCCGGGGAGTGCATGCCCCACTTACGTCCCTTACTCCGAGCCTCCGACAGGAATCGAACCCGCGTACGCCATCTTACAAGGATGGTGCTCAAACCAACGTGAGCGACGGAGGCATGTGTAATTGTAGCACGTCTCGGCGGCGGGAGTCGAACCCACATTCTCAACTTAGGAGGTTGACGCTCTATCCTTTGAACTACGCCGAGTCAGGAAAAGGCCCTTGCGGTCACCTTGCGCCGCTGCTGGCAGGCTCCTACGGGCCTTTTCCCTAGCTGTTCTACTGACCATCACCCGCGAGAGGCAATGAGTGGTCCGGGTGGGATTTGAACCCACGTCCAAGGATTAAGAATCCCCTGCTCGACCAGACTGAGCTACCGGATCATATCCTGGGAGAAAGAGGCCGAAGCGTCCCAGGGGTGTTGCGTACTCCGAGCCGGACTCGAACCGGCGACACGCACATTAAGAGTGTGCTGTTCTAACCAACTGAACTACCGGAGCATAAACCCTGGCACTGTCGGGCACTCGTCCCTATAGTAGCCTTCACTCCGCCCACGTCCGGGTCAGACGTGTCTCCGTTTAGGTGGCCACACTACGAAGAAGTCAGAAGGTCTTAAGCCCTTCCGCTGGTTTGCACCCCGACCAGGAGTCGAACCTGGGCTCGCAGTTTTGGAGACTGCCGTGCTTCCGTAACACTTCCGGGATTGGCGCACCCGCCCACCTAACCGTGCGGACGGGTGCTAGGTAATTGATTGCTTTTCAGGCAATTGTACAGCATACGGACAACAGATGCAGGTTGCATGAGCGATCTTAAGAACGGACGTGTTTCCACTACACCATCGGAACGCGAGTGCTCCGAGCAGGATTTGAACCTGCGGCTTCCAGTTTTAGCTCATACGATTAGACTCAGCGTCCACCGTACTAGATGAGCTTAGAGCGAAAAGAGGATCTTAACAGGCTGCCTCTACCATTTGGGCTACCCAGGCTCGTTGTGCCTGGGGATGGATTCGAACCACCACTGTCACCACATTGAAGATGAGTCTCAAAACGATCTTGCGCTCATTGCGCTCCGTAAGTGCTCTGACTTACGGAGAATTTAGGGAGGGGCCCACCCTCAAATCCCGGTTACGTACACCCAGATTGGTACAGCCTAAGCCGATCGCACTGCCGGGTCCGACGTCGGCTTTACGCGCCGAATACGTAGTCGAAGAGCTTGTCCCCGACCTTCTGCTGTGCCACCTCTACGGTGTTGGCCTCCTGGCGCGCTGCCTTGACAGCGTCCTGGACCTTCTCCACACGGCTGAGCAACGCACGAACACGGTCGGCCGGGAGGGCACCGCTGAACTGCACGGTCTTCCAGTCGCCGACGATGACGTCCTCGTAGTACAGCTCGACCTGTGCCGGGTGACGCTCGGTCGCCTCGGCCTTGACGTGGTTACGCGGAACCTTCTTGGTCCTGGTAGAAACCAGGGTGTCGGTCTTGAACGAACCCGCGTTGGAGTCGTAGGTCCAGTTCTTGGCCGGGTCCAGCGTCGGGAGATTGGCCACGAAGGTGTGGACGTCTACAAGCTGCTTCTCCAGCCAGAGAAGGTAGGTGGCCGGTGCGCCTTCCACCAGAACCTCACCGTCTACCACTACGTTTGCCACGGCTTCGAGATTGCCGTAGTCCTTGGTGGCAGTGGTGTCGAACATGTCGGTGAAAGCCTGAGCGGCGAGCGTGAGAGCCTCGTCGGCCTTCACCTGAACTCGGGTGCTTTCACCCGGAAGCTTTTCACCCTCCGCATCACGCGGAGAGTATTCACGAGCAAGACCGGAAAGAAGCTGGTCCTTACCGAGCTTGCGGTGTAGGTCAGTCAGAGCCTTGGCAGAACGGGAGCGAACACCCGGCTCCAGAGCCAAGACCTTGTGCAGAAGAACAGTCATGTGATTTGCCCTCACTATGAAGATGATTCTGACGATGATCTTTTGGAGGCCTCACCCTCCCGCAACTCCCCAGCCGGGGGAAAGTGAGGCCAGTACCCCTGATCGGATTTGAACCGACGATCTCCTCCTTGAGAGGGAGGCGAGCACTCCAGACTGCTACCGCAGGGGCATGAATTCCAGGCGTCCCTTGCGGGACCCATTACTGAGTTGTGCCCCACCTGGAATCGTTCGAAAGCGGACGGCCTATCCGCCCTTTCTCGATGTGTTTGACGTAGTACTCCGCCAGCAACCGAAGCGGCATCTACATGCCGACTAAGGTGATTCAGGACAGCGTATGTAGGGTAGCAAACCCGATGATGCTGCACTCACGAGATGCTAGCTCGGTCTTGTACTTCCTGAATCAGTCCCGTAGACGAGAATCGAACTCGCGTACCCTGCTTGGCAAGCAGGCGTGTTGCCATTACACCACTACGGAATGGGGTGCCCTAACTAGAGCCTAGGTATCGCTAGGGCCGCCCATGGGAGACTTTTGTGACTAGAGCCTAATCCCAATGCCCTGTCTTTGCTAACTCAGGTCATGACTTCCTAAGTTGTCACGTACTCCGGACGGGAATCGAACCCGCGACCAGCCAGGGGTGAAAACCCTAGTTGCAACCCAGCGTACACCGGAGCAGGCATTGGAGTAGGTACCTCGCCAGGTATGCGTTCCTACTCCAACGTGGCCAATGACGGTATCGATCCGCCGTCCCTGGGGCTTCAATCCAGTGCTCTACCTTTGAGCTAAAAGGCCGGGAGTCGACCGGTTTGTCTCGCCAAACCGGAACGACTATTGAAAGCGACCACACTTCTGTTGTCTTTTGCCGGAACTTGGAATACCTACCAGCTTGGACGCAATTGCCCAATTTGGCCTGGCTCTCGCCGGGGTGGAGTAAGTCTCCTGGGTGGCACAGCATTATCAACTCGTGGATCTGTCCGGGATCGAACCGGAGTGCAAAGGCGTTCCGCATGCGGCTTTCACCTCTGACGATACCTATCAGACCCTTCGTGTAGCAGTCGGTTATGCTCCGACCCTTCCTTGGCTCAGAATCCCTTTCGAACCCCTTGGGGCCTACTACGTTCATCCTGCCGCTGGCGCACATCTGTGCTTGCTACAAACCACCGTATGCATCCGGGGCTTTAGAACCGTTAGCTAAGCCGGGCTATGAACCCGAAAATCATCGCGTTTCAGTTCCTCCATAAGGCTTGGGGAGCTACCCTTCGCCCTCGTACGTGTAAAGGGATCGAACCTCTACGGCGGCATCACCGCCATGTGCCCAGCACACACGCTTTTTCACCCAGTGATCGGCCGGGCGTACCAGACTCGTCTCTAGAAAACGAATCCATTATAACTAGTGAGGGTTTATGCCGATACCCACAAACGGCGTACGCCTGGTGGGATTCGAACCCACAAACTTCGGTTCCTGAGACCGACGGCTTTGCCCTTTGCCCACAGGCGCTTGAAGAGACCAGCCCGACGGGGGGTGACAGGCTGGTCTCAGTGCACACGAGAGGAGTCGAACCTCCAACAACATCGTCCTCAACGATGTGCCTCTGCCATTGGGCTACGTGTGCTCACCGACGCTTATTACGAAACGTCGGAGTTTGAGCGTGACAATTACAGCATAGAATCCGTAGGTTGTCCAGCTCGTTGTTTGAATTGTTCCCGTCAATGTGGTCCATCTCCAGAGGAATGGGTTGGCCCATCCACTCGGATAGATCACACTGCCAGCACTTATGCCCGTGCTTACGGATTAATGCAGCACGGATTGTGTTCTTGTTTCGAGAGCTACTAGGTGCTGAGTAGTTCTCTCGATTCCAAGCTTGACCTGTGTGATGGTCTGTGTCTAACCCTAAGCGAGTTATGTGATGCTTGAGGGTCTTGTAGTTCCCACCTTTAGGTGCAATGCCTAAGAGTCGAGCGACACCTGCAATACTAGCAGCCTCCGCTACAGCGTTGCGTAAACGCTCTTCGTTATCTGGAGACTTCCAGTTTGTGTATGTCACGTAGCTACGGTCGGATTTGAACCGACATTCATGGGATTTTGAGGCCCACCGCTTTGCCATTTAGCGCACGCAGCCATGTTGGGTCCGCCCGCAATATGACGGACCCATAAGTATATCATGTCACACTGTTCAGTTCTCAAGTTACCTGGGCTTCCTTTGGCCTTGCCTCTCGGCTGGTTCCTCCGTGCCCTTCTGATAACTACTTTAGTAGGTGCTCCGCCTCGGTGTCAACCCCGTAATCTGAGTAATTTTGAGGAAGATCCTTGACGCGCTCTACGCTGTAGGAGCCATCGTTAGTAGTGTACACGACCTCACGCACTCCTGCCAGGTACAAACCCTTCATACAGCGGTGACAGGGCTTGGCCATACGGGACTTGCCGTCCTTGTCTACTCGTGCCACATAGATAGTAGTGCCTCGCGTACCGTTGAGGCTCTTGCGTACTGCTTCCATCTCGGCATGCCTCGTTGCTTGCAAGTGGTTGATCCACGGCGGGTTACGAAACTTGTTAGGAGCACTGCTAAGGAAGGTTGAGCCTCGGGTTAGCACTGCCCCCAACTGCCACTTTTCATGCTTGCTTGTCCTGGCCACGTTCATAGCCATTTCTACAAGCCTGTCGTGCCGTCCCACTTCAGGACCACGGCTGACAGAATGTACCACCCCAATAAAGACTACTCGTAGTAATCATCTAGCAACCTCGCCAAGTCTCCAGGGGTACAGTCGAGATACACCCGGCCGTCGTCGAACAGCTTTACGCCTGCGTTGCTGTAAGCCCAGTCCACAAACTGGCTACAGAAGAGAGCGTCTGAGCTGGAAACCTTGTCCTTAACCCACTCAGGGCAGTGCTTGAACGCCGTTAGACCGACGTATAAGTAGCCTAAGTAGCTATAAGGGGTACCCAGCTTGCTGACAGCGAAGGCGACAATGGTGTTCCGCTCATCATCCGTGAGATCGAAGCGAGAGTGGATCAGTTCCTTGCCGTGATACTTACTAATAGGGTTGATCTGTAGACCACCCGGCATCGCTTCGGCTACGTACTCAATGCCGTCGTCGAAGCAGTCACCCAAGAAAATACCTGCGTGGGAGTAGCGAGAGAGATCACCGATGGCCCACTGAGCGAGGGTGATCCCGGCGCCTGTCAGGCCACCGATACGTGTCAGGTAGAAATCACCTGGCTTCATCTGAGACATGCGAAGTTCCTTTCGGTAATTAGTAAGCGCCCCAAGGGGCCAGAGGCTCCCTGGAGCGCTACTAACTGTCTTAAATACTAGGCGTCTACACGCACTAGGTCAAGACAAACCTCGCACTGATACACCTTCGAGACGTTTGTTACTGCGTGACCACTTGCCACAGTCGTCACAGCGGAAGCGCTGATAGACCGTCACAGAGGTGTACGCACGCCCGCGTGGCTTGAGAGCGGTGCTCCCACAGTTAGGACAGGTCGACGGAGACGCCGCAAGAGGGTCAGACTCGTCGTACAGACTAACGGTGGGGTGGGATGTGATCCAGGGGAGAAGTCGCGTATAAACCTGCTCAGTTAGAGCGACGTCCTTCATATTGTAGATCTTCATCTGCTCCCAAGCGTCAGGATCGTTGTTCATACAATCGATCCAAAGCTGGAAGCCTGCATGCGTGAACTTACCGCCTAGACCTAACTCCTTGGCGATGTTGTCAAGTTTGTTGGAGATGAAGTTGAACTTCTGCCGCGCAGTCCAGTACAGGTCGATGTGCGCGTAGGGAGAAGGCGGAGTCATACCCGCAAGAATGAACTCACGGTTGAGGTGCGGGATGTCGAACTTCTTACCGTTATAGGTAACAACAGCGTCCGCCTGGGACAGCAGATTGTAGATGCCGTTAAGCATCTCCTGCTTGCCGTCGTGGTAGACCGAAAAGAACTTGACTTCATCCTCACCGTACCACTTAGCGGCTACACAGATGACCTCACCTGTGTCGACTAATCGCTGAAGCGGAATATTCTCTTTGAAGAGACGCCAGACGTAGGCTAATGACGGGGAGGTCTCGATGTCCAAGGTTAAGATTTTCAATGCTTTACACCCTTCCAGGAACCGGGCCACTTGTGTTGACACGGGCATCCGCAGTTCTGTGGGTGTCCCGCCATGACTTCGGGCTTGACACCAGTTTTCTCTGCCTTGGTAAAAATTTCACCGTTCTTAGCGACGGCATCAGCACACTGCTGGCAGATCATTCTACCCTCACTTAGCACTAGAGAGGCGCGCAAAGCGCGCGCCTCTCAAACAGTTTACCAGACTGTGTAATCGGTTGATTCGTCGTAGTCCGTAGTGTCTCCGTAGTTGTGTCCGACCTGCACATCGATCCGGAACGGAGTCCGAGTTTCGAAGATAGGAGTCGTCATAATCTGCCGGATCAAAGTCACGGCCTCATGGATGTGTTCTCGTTTGATGCTGTAGACAATACTGTCATGAACGGTGAGGAGAACCCGTCCCCAACCGCGTTCGGTCAACTCTTTCTGAAGCTGGATAACCGAGGTGAGACAGAGATCGGAAGCGAGAGATTGGCCCTTGAAGTTACAGGCCTGGTTCTCTACCTTCCACATGTTGTCCTTGGTGATCAGATTCCAACGACGTACTCGACCTGTTTCGGTGCGGAGTTCACAGTTCTCCATCGCGTCTTCCACCCAGCTTAGCCGGGCCTGATTCCAGACGTGATAATTGGACCAGAAAGCCGCGAGGAATTCCTGAGCCTTCGCCTTCTCACCGTTGGTGATTTTGATCAGGTTGATATCCCGACTCAGCTTACCCGGGCCGATGTTGTATCCGGCACCGAAGTTAACCGGCTTGGCCGACTGCCTTTCTGCATCACTGACTTCCTGGATGTCCTTCATGTACATGGCCGCTGCGGTGGTCCTGTGCAGGTCCCCTTGAAGACCTTCGAGGAGCGCTGCATCACCTGTGAGGTGATGGGCCATGAACAATTCCAGGTTGGCATAGTCACAGTCCAGAAGCAGACAACCGGGATCAGGCTTGAAGCCTTTCCTCAGCTTTTTGGGGTTGGGCCCATGCTTGGGGATCCCATGAACGGCGGGTTCAGAGGCTGATAGACGTCCAGTGACAGTACCAGAAAGCCAAAAACTCGGATGGATTCGGCCGTCAGCTCGGATGTGTTTAGCAAATCCCGAAATGATGTTTCGGTTAAGATACTGGAGCTGTCGGTAAGCTTCGACCAGTTGGGTGAATTCATGGGCGGGGTTGAGCTTCCAGAAGTACTTGTTGGTTTTGCGTCCTTCATACGTCTCCTCCATTCCGAGAATATCAAAGCAGAGGTGCTGCATCTGCTTTGGACTGGACACGTTCAGGGTCCGGTCGAGGTCTCGTACGTAGCGGCGCTTAGCGCACACCTCGCACGGAGAGTCCAGACCGATGTCCTCCCGCAGGTACTTCCGGATGGACGCCCAGGCAATCTTCTTGTCCTCGACCCAGCGCTTCAGCTTCTCGTGGAATTCGTACGGAACACAGTCACAAATACGTCGGACGATCTGACTCTTGACCAGATCATCGTCATACGGGAATCCGGCCCGCATTGCGTAGTCCTGTACCTCAAGAATGGCCGCATCGATAAGCGGCACCCATTCCTCTTTGAGTTCCGCCATGTACGGCTGATCGATCAGAATGCCTACGTACTCGACTTCCGCAAAGGTCTTCTGTGCAGGGAGAAGAATGTTCTCCACCAGCCAAGTAGTGCCTTCACGTTCGATCAGAGGGGGAAGAATGTCGTCGAGTGCGTCTGTCCACACAACGTCGTAACAACCGTACTTGGCCAGAACGTCCGGCCGGATATGCCCGTAGTTGATCTTGGCCTTATCTGAATCGAGCCATTCTTCCAGCGCCTCCTCATAGAAGGGAGCGTTACAGTACTGCCGGGACAGATACTTCAGTCCGGTCTGATTACCCTTCTCGGTCAGACCTAATGCCATGATCATCGTGTCACGCCAGTTCGTCAGCGTGACTTTCATCCAGTGCTTGAACATCTTGTAGTCATGCTTGCCGTTCTGCAAGATCCACATGACATTCTCATGGGTCAGCAGACGACGCCATAGGTACATGGCCTTCTCCACGACACCCCAGTTGAAGGCGTACGCCTTATCCACTCGGGGATCGTAGATCTGGATCATGGTCATCGGCTTGAAGTAGTCGACGGTGTACGACTCGGTGTCGATAGCGAACTTGAGCTTCTGTCCGGCGTCGAGATCCTGTAGCCAGGCTCGCAGAATCGCCTTCTGACGGCTTACCTCGGACGGGGTGGCCTCGAAGTACCCTGACCAGACCTTAGGGTCTCCGTCGTACCCTTGTGTGCCGTTGTGGCCCATCCACTCCCAGTTCATGACCCGGCCTTCCGGATCCGGGAAAGAGAGCGTGCCTTGGCACAGGTCGATGGCACGACGCATGTGATCGTAGAAGATATCGAACTGGTTGTAACCCGCGCCGTCGGGCATGTAGATGACGTTCGGGTGATTGGTAGGCAGGACCCAGGTACCTAAATCTTCGTGGTACATCAGGGCACCCGCGCACTTCTTGAGCACAGGCGCATCCGGGAACAGAAGCTTCAAAGCGTCTGCTCCCATACACACGATGACGTCGGCCTGCGGCATACGGGGAAGTTCGTCCTTCTTCCGCATGTGCGCATAGTCAACGTCATCGTGTGCCCACCCATACTCAGTGCAGATGTCCTCACAGATCGACAGCGTTTCCGTTGTCAATTCTGTGTCGACAGCGTCAAAGAGCAGGATTTTCATTTACGGGCTCCAGGTTTTCCAATGCATCAGGCACATCCAACCTGATGTATAGAAGTCAGACATGCGAACTACGTGTGGATAGCACTTCCTATGCCGCCACAGAAAGAATCGCTCACCCATTCTCCATCTTCCATTTCAGAGTTTCGGCTCCGAGAAGATTGAAAGCTACGGCTGCCGCATGGTCTTCGTCAGTCTCTCCGGCCATCCACTGAGCAAGATGCCGTAAGGCTGACGACTTGAATCGCTCCATCTCGACTTCGCCCGCAGCCTGTTCCCAGTTCCTCTCAGAATACTTCTCCGCCCCACGAGCCAGTAACTCAGCTACACGGGTAAGGAACTGTGCAGAGTACGGCACATCCTTGGGAAACAGCAAGTCGTAACGAGCCTTTCCCGCCTGTGTGTCCCGCTGCATTCCAGACTCGAACTGTTCTCGTAGTCCGGAATCCTTGGTGACCCACTGTTCTGCTATATCGGCTAGCCAGGAATGTGGAGGCGCACAACTCCCGCACATCACTTCTGGGCCATGGGTACACACTTCGACTTGTGAACAAATATCACAAGACTGGAAGAATCCCCCGAACAACTCGTCCCGAGCCTCCTTTGTACCGAGATAAGCCCTGCAATCAGTACAGGTATGCGCTCCCCCTACACATTCCCACGATTCATGAAAGCATTCGGTCTCAAAGCTCATCCGGCACATCCAGAGGCCGTAAGCTCTCGTTCGGAATATAGGTCCAGCCGTCGTCGAAGATGCGTCGAGACATCTCTTCAGACACCTTCTCCGCGCTTTCGATGTCCACACCCATCTGCATGAGAACCGTAGCCATGTGCCCCTTAGGTGTGATGCGCACACCTTCCTCGGCTAATAACTCCCGGTTCTGCATCACGAATAAAGCGTCTTCCCGAGTGGGCTCGTAGTCTTCTTCTTCACTCATCGCCGTGCTCCTTCATGTACAACTCGTACGAGAGGTCGAACAGTGGCCCGAAACCCAAGGCCTCGTTCTCTATTGCCATTGCTACACGGGTGCCCAGCTCTATCTCATCCAAGATAAAGCCGTGCATCCCGTTACTATACAGACCGATCACGAATCCCACAAGGATGACTTGACGTTGTAACCCCGGTACTGTCGACCGAATGTCTCCGGAATATTCTGAGCTTCTGGATAAGAGATCCATCGCTCTAGATCGACTCGGAGTGTGACGTTCTTTGTTTCTGCTGTGTACATGGGCGGCTTAAGGTGCACTATCAGATGCTTGAGCCAGGTCCGGTCCCTGTACGTGTGTTTGAAGTGGTCCCACCACGTAGTTGGAACCGGAGGTGTGGTGCAGACATAGTCCTTTTCCACAGTCTTCGGGGGTAATTTATCCTGCAATACAAACGCTTCGAGCCCGACGACCAGTTCATCCGCAAAGAGATTCAGGCCCTCTTCTACACTGAATTTCGAGGATTGCAGTACGTAGGAATCGACAGTTAATCGAGACCCTACCCGTGTCTTGTCCAGGACGAATTGCTTGAGACTATCGGCGGGTAATGCGCTGAAGTCGTTCATTTGGTAGGCCACTCTTCTTTCGGGATCAACGTGAGGGTTCCGTTTTCTTCGTCCCACGCATAAATGTGCAGATCACGCTTTTTGTAACTGTCTCGTTCCCATTCCACGGCCTTGACAGGGAAATTCTTGTGTTCTGTCCAGGGTCGTACACGGCAACTTGAATAGCTCAGATACTTCATGGGGCTACCCTACCTTGCTTGTCGAAGGCCTCGAAAGCTAGCGGGAACTTTTCACGGGCCAGCTCTTCCAGTTGCTCAGCCACCATGTCAATTTCCCGAAGCGGGAAAGTTGGGACCGATGACAGCGGATGGGTCCGGCGCAGCGAAAGGAAGTGGAGTAAGGATCGGAGATTACACGTCGCGTACATAGTTTTATATAAGGACACTGGGAGAACATTCCGCGCGACTTCACGGGCAATCCCCTTCTCTAAGAGGCTCTGGTACTCATTCCATGCGTCTGTAGCTGCCCTCTTATGCGCAGCCTGAGTCAGGATGACTTCCTGGTAGGAGCCTGGTTCGAACGCATACTTACCGGGAGATCCGGTTTGACGGAGTGCACGATCCACCCCTGGCACGTAGAACACCGGCTCCAGCTCACGGTAACGCCCAGATTCTTCGCTATAAGACCATCCGGCACGGTGACGGTGGAATTCGTAGAACACGAACAAAGGGGCACTGATGAGAAAAGTGAAGCTGGTGTGTTCAAATGGTGAACCATGGCGGTCCCTCATGAGGAAGTTGATGAGCCCAGGAATGCGCTCGTATCGGTCTGTAGGAATGTCCCCGCCGTAGTTGGATACCCAAGCTGCTTCAGCGATATCTACATCGCCTCCTACAGACTTGACTAACTCTACGTCCATATCGGACTTGAATTGGATTTTGCTCACTTCAGTCGCTCCGCCCTGAACAGGTCGTGCCAGATGTCTGCTGCTAGATCCTTGACCCATTCCTGGGCTTCGGGATCATCGGCTAGACCGATATCCACTTCGTCGAGTCCATAGTTACCCCAGGGGAAATCCTTGAGGGCATTCTCGATGATCGTGTGATTACTATCGTCCATCGCTGATCCTCCGCATTCGACCCTCTTCGTTCTCTTGAAGCCAGAACATCATAGCGTCCTGAAACTTGTGGTACTTAGTCTCTGCGGATTTGATCTGCCGGTACAGGGAGTGGTTCATTTCGACCTGTACACGACGTTCAATCCACATAGGTTCTGGGATCTGGCACACCATTGTTCCGTCAGGCTGGAAGCCTAACCATACCTTCGGCATGGCGTAACTCCTCGAATCGTCCGGTGACATACGTCCGCTCATCCTGAGCCGCTTTTAGGAACGACTCGATTTCCATCTCTATGTAGTCTTCGGTGTCTCGACTGTATCGAGTCACCATCGTCCTGAGCATTGTTTCTGTGTCGAATTCAGGACAGACTAACCACTTGTAATGGCACATGACCCTCGCTAAATACCGGCGAAACTGCTGGCCATGCTTGTAGCAATGAAAATACCCGTGGCATAACTCGTGTAAGAGCGTGTCCCGAGCGAAATCAGTATCGAAACGCTTGAGGGTAGATGTGATCCAGATGACAAAGTCTTCTGTCTCAGAGTTACCGAAGGTGACACCCAGGTTCGTTGGATCATCGTAGACGTACATGTATTGATCGACGGTTAACTTCTCAGTCCCGTTGGTGATGATACTCAGGCTGGGTAAGTTGTAGTTCCCTCGACGAGTAGCCCGCACCACGCAATCCATGAGGTGAAATTCCTCGCGTGGCATGGGTAAATCGAAGTCTAGCGCTGCATCCATCGGACGTCCGAACCCTTCCGTGAAATACGAGCCAGCGCTACAAGTGCTTTTAATCGGTCTGGATTGGCGATGGATGTCCAGTTCACCCATTCACCGTCTTTACGCACCTGAATTACGTACACTGTCCTGCTCCCGCTTGTAAGCAATGGTGTGAGCAAGAGCGCTGAATGCGTCCTTGCGGGCTGGATCCTTCTTCAAATTGGCAACTGTATCGCCAAGAAGTCGAGCTGCCTCGCTCTGGCTGGACAGTCGCTTGTCCTTGTGCCGTCGCTCCACTCGTAGGCCGTCACGCGTGGCTTGACGGACCAGGAAGCCTACTACCTCAAGCGTCCTCTTGGCCTCCAGAGTGAAGGCACCCCCATGGCTGTAGTCCTCCACCAACACCACAGCATTAGCCGTCGGCTTCAGCTTCATGAATTCGTTGTACAGTTCTACCTCATCGGTGTACTGCCACCAGTCGAGATCTAGTTCACTCAGCACGGGTTGACCGTAATCCTTCAGGCAAGCCAGACCTGTAGCACTCGATCCAGGATCGAAAGCAAAGATGCGCATCGTTGCTCCTACGACTAAGGGGCCGCCCGGAGGCGGCCCCAGAGCGATTGATTAGTGCAGAGAGGAGAGGTAGAGACCCAGTTCGACCAGACCGTAGATGACGGCAGCGACGAGGCTCAACTTGAATAGTACTAGGAACCCGATACAGCCACAACCGGTTACGGCTCCGGCTGTACCCCAGGGATCACTGACAGGTGTCGGTTTCTGAGACTTAGGCCGAGGCCTGGTCTTATTTAGATCAGCCATTAGAGTCCCCAGCTTACGGAGTTGACGAACTTCACGTTGGACTTGTACTTCTGAGTGCCGTCGTCGTAAGTGCCGCCACCGTAGTTATCTTCGATGGCCTCGGTTACGAGAGATACTTCAAGACCTCGGGCTTCATCTCGAAGCTGCTCGGCGAGATCCTGCACATCGGATTCGTCCTCGATGATCAGGTTCTCTACATCAACACCCAGGCCATCTAACTTGATCTTGGTCATCTTGAGGGACTTGCCACCGAACCAGATGGTGTCCCACTGCTTCTTACCAGTGAAAGAATTGTCTTCGATGTCTACAGCGTCTTCGTCAGTCACCTTGTAGGTGACCTCGATACCGACATTGTCACTGCTCTTTGAAGTGGTGTACTTGACGTCAAGAACCTCGGCTAACCAGCCCTTTGAAGGGGAAGAGGCTAACGCCTTGACCTTGCCGCCCTTTGCGACCTCGACATCCTGGCCGAAGTCTACGCGCTTGATACCCATTTAAAAGTCCTTACTTACCGCGACGTGCGTACTGGAAAAGGTCACCCATGGTTGGGTTAATCAGCTTATCAGGAACCTGCGGTCCTGTCTTGGGCTGACGGAACTTAGGAGCGTCGATCTTACGCTCAGGCTTGAATCGTAACTCCCGGTTCTGGAAGCGTCGATCCCAGTCGTAATAGCCTACTGTACCGACCGTGCGAAGGATCTCGTTGCGTCCCTGCGGACTGCCAGCCAGCTTAATGTGAATGACGTAGGTACCCTTGTCCTCGTCAATGATCTCCTTCTCCTCCTGTACGTGACCGAGGAAAATGGTGTTGATGCCGTAAGCATTCAGGGTCATCACATCGGACATAAACTTGAGGAGAATACGGTTCGCTTCGCCCCAGTCCTGAATACGGGGCTGAGCTTCCTTTGAACCGGTTACCTTGGGCATGATCAGGTCATAGAAAATGGCCGTGATCGAATCGAAGCCCCAGGTCTTGTAAGGGAAGGTCTTGGGATCAGCTTTGACAGCCTTGATGAGCTGATCGATGACCTTACGGAAATCATTCCAGCTAGGCTCGGGTAACTCATCCCTGTTTGGCCAGATAGCGATGTCGTCGCGGTCCTCAAGAGTGACTACGGAACTGTCGATATCGAACCAGAGGAGATCTTTACCCAGCTCAGAGTCCTGAGCGGTAGCAAGGAGAGTTGTCTTCCCGATGCCAGGAGGGCCGAAGATAACGGCATCCATTCCTGTAGCACCGGCAAAGTCCCCGGCCTTCTTGAAGGTAGGTAATCCGGCGATTACGGCCATCACAGACCACCTTCAATCGCAGCGATCAGGTGGAAGATATACGCACCCATGACACCGTTCGCCTGCGAGACGGTAAAACCGCCGCTACGAAGTCCCTGGTAGATCTCGTACAGACCCTTCCAGGCCTCTACCATCTCGTTGGCTTCTACGGACTTAGTGAATTCTTCAGCTAAATCTTTGTTACCGAAGATCTTCTGGACAAAGTTGTCCAGATCCTCTGGTAAGTCGTTTTCCTCAGACATGTGTCTTCAGTACCTCTCGTAGCTCTTCAATCGAGTTTACGCTAACTGCCTGGATCCCGTCAACTGCTTCAAAGGTGCCGTAGGAACCTACCTGATACCGCTGGTCAAGCAGCATCTGTACGTCCTGACCGGTGTGCTTGGCGAAGCACACATCTCGCCACCAGCAATCCGCACCCTGCGATCCGCAACCCTTGAAAGACACGGTCCGGTAGATCCGAGGATTGTTGTTCATCTCTTGGACGATGGTGATGAACTCACGGGTCCAGTTGTAGATCTGGGTCTCATTGAAGTAGAAGGACTCCCGATAGAAGAACCGGTCGTCTCCCTGCTTCTCAATGTCACTCAGCTTCTTCAGAATGTCCGTGTACTTTGGGTGCCCGATAGGTACGCCGTCCCGCTTGAGCGCTTTCGCAAAACGCTCGTATGTCGTCTGCTGACGCTTGTCGGAGGACAGTGTCCCATCCTTTAACCGACGCGGTTCCGAGATCAGCTTCTTTGCCACACCATTGTAGAGGGCACCAGTAAGCTCCATTCCAGTCAACATTTCCCACGCGACAGCGTAGCCCGTTGTCTGGAAGTGCACTACCAGATCCGTTAGATCCGGCTTCTGGCCATAGGTCTTGTTCTCCACCAGCCATAGATTTCCGTGCCCGTCTACTGCAATTCCGTCAAAGGTACCCACGAAATAGGCGTCCGGGATACCCGTAATCTCTGAGATGTCGATCTTGAAGGGTACCTCGGTTGCGAGGTATTCCATCCCCTGATCGGCCAGGGGGTTGTCCACACCGTAGTGATCGAAATACTGAGCGATGAGCTTCTGGGTGAAGTCGGCTGCTTCATCCCAATCAGCCATCTCAGCGGGCCAGGGAGCGAAGCCAGTGCGCTTCCGGATGTCCTCCACCTTCAGCTCACGTTCGGCCGCCAGGAAGGCTTCTGAGGCTTCCAGGGGCACGGCACGGTCGCCGGGCTGCTTGGCCTGCTTGTCGATAGCCTCATGCATGGCCGAGCCCTGCGTCAGATACATACGCGGGCTAGCGGTATGCCTAAGACTCTGCCGGTTAGGGGACGACAGATCCCATTTCTCGCGACAGGCCAAGAAGGTCTGCATGTCCGAGACGCTGAAGTACTTTTCAGCCATTCAGAATCGCCTCATCAATCTTGTCCTGAATACCCTTGGCAAAGCCCCATTCGGGCTGGCTCAGGTCGTCGTGATCCTCAAAGTACTTCTCAACTAAGTCAGCTAAGAAGTCCAGTTCGTCGGAAGTGAAATTCTCCATCTGGCCAGACAACCCTTCGTAATCCGGATCCCCGGAGTAACTTGAAACATCCGTCACACGGACGATCTGTGCAGTAAAGCGTGTGCCTGCGGTCTCGATCAGTGTAGAGGAGAGCATTCCCCTCAGCATGAATGGAGATACATGCGCCAGGCCCAGTGTCGTAGCTAGAACCAGGCTCCACCCGAGAGGAGCCCCGTGGGCAAGCGCCATCCAGGCAACTAGGACCACCAGGATAGGAGCCGTTATACCCACTACCGGAAATTCGGCCTTCGCCATCGAAGATGACTGCCCCCACTTGTCGGCGAGAGCAGTCAGCGCGCGAGGCCACTGCTTTGGCGATAATAAGCCCGTATTCATCCTTCGTTGGCCTTTCCATACTTCCTCTTGTCCCCGGTACCCCCATGGATATCGGTTGTACAGTACTGCGATCCATAAAAGTCACACGGACAGTTGTCAGCCTTAGCCTGGTTACACCAGATGTGAACCACGGCCATGTTGTCTGGGTCGCGAGTGCCACCCTTCGACTTGGCCACAATGTGGTCCATGTTGATCCAGTCCTTGAAAAGTTCTCGGCCTCGGATCTGACGCTTGCAGATGGGGCAGCGGTAACCCTGCTCGATCCACTTACGCATGCGAAATGGTAAAGGCTTCTTTGGTCGGTACCTTCCCCTACCCATGGTCACCTCATTTAGTGCAATGAAGGCCGCCGGTTTTACCCGGCGGCCTCCACTGTATCAGCTAACAGTGACAGTGTCACTTGCCCTTCTTGCCGCCACCCCCGCTGAACAACACGAGCACGATAGCAACGACAATTACCAGTCCGATACCCGATCCAGACATGCTGGTAGAGGTATCAGACGAGGCTAATAAGGCTAAGTGGTCCATGTCAATCCCTTCGGTCCAGGAAGAACAAGACAGCCAGTATCAGTATCAGAAAACCGATACCGCCGCCTACCTTGTTGCTACTGGTATCCAGTGCGAGTTGCAGCATTACCGCTTGACGGCCTTGCCGTCCACTACCTTGGTCGGACCCTTGGGCTCGGCGTTCGGGTAGATGCTGTTCATGGGCTGGTCGTACAGGAAGTACGACTGGTTCTGGCCGACCGTGAATTCGACATAGGCACCAGTTGTGGCGTCCTTGCCGTACTTGGTGACGCAATCGCCCCCAGACGAGAATGTACCGTCCATGGAGGGAGCCTGTACGTACGTCTGGCCGCCGTACTCACCCATGTCGATGGGTGCCTTCTGCTGAGGAGGCAGCAACGACGTGCAGTAGCTTACCGGGAGGCCTTCGAGCACGAAGTAACCGGTCTTCTCTCCCTGCGTGATATACACGTAGGAAAGCTTCTTCGGGTCCTTCATCCACGTGTCGATCCAGAAGTTCTTCGTGGTGCGGGTCGGAGAGTATGGCCCGGTGTGAGCAGGCTGATTGGCTACCAGCTTGTCATAGTTGCTGTTGCGTGAAGAGTCTTCCTTCGCGCGAGAAGGCTTTTCGGCCTTTCCTTCATCGAAACAACCCGTCGCACCGAAAGCGAGACCGGCCGTCAGAACTGCGGCCACGCCGCCACGGACGAACTTCTTGTTCAGACGCACTTGATGGTGTCCTTTGCGTTGAGCGGGTAAGGGAGAGCCTTGTCCAGGAACGCCGTCCGGGTGTACTCATTTGCCTTGGTGTTGTATTCGTTCACAACACCCGAGAGGCTGTTCTTCAGAGCCGAGATGGAAACGTTGATGGTTTCCTTACGAGAATCCGAAGCAGTCTTGGCCTCTTCGTTCAGGTTCTCGATACTCTCCTGCTTTGTCTGGGCAGAAGAACAGAGGGCGAAGAACTCCTCATAGGCTGCCTGACGGAATGCGCCATTGGCCTGGGTGTTCTCTCGTACGGCACGCTGTCCTCGGGGCTCAGCAGTTTGCTTGCTGAACCAGTTGTCGTAGTTGGCTGCGAAGATACCGAGACCGGTAACCAGAGCTAGAGCCGTTACAACGACGAGGACGATACCTGCTCCGCCCTTGAGAAATTCCTTCATCATTTTCCTTTGTTCTTGGGGCCGCCGCCACCTAGTAGAAGGTAGAGGATGAAACAGATGAATACCATGCCACCTACGCCGACGGCCGGACTACCTGTTTGTTCTGTTCCAGCCGCCAGCAATAGGTAGTACATAGTTGCACCTTACTTTTGGGAGCTACCCTTAGAGAAGAGCAGGATGAGGCCTATAGCGATCGCCAACAGAACTCCCCCACCCGCGTTGTGGTTGTCACCTTGAGCGAGAACCACAGCTACTGTGTTCACTATTTCCCCTACCTGCCCGGACCTCGGAACATACTCCAGAAGATGGAGATGACAATGAAAAGTAGAAGGACCCTTCCACTGCCATCGGAATCGCTTGCCGCTGTTGTAACCGTGGCTAGCGTATTCATTACTTCTTCTTACCGCCACCGAACAGGATCAGGCAGACGACGAGGGCGACAAGCAGACCGCCACCCATTCCTCCGGCGTGGTCGTACGTCTTCTGGTCCGCCAGGACCGACATTGCGAAATTCACTCTGGCTCCTTAAGCCAGCTACGGAGGGCTACTTTGAGCCCACTGGACCTCTCACCCAAGTGACGTCGAATGGCCATGTCCGGGGTATTCCTGGCCCACACGTGGTGGACCCTGACTAACTCGGTTTGGCCACGCCTCTTGAGCCTTGCAATGCACTGATCCTGATCGGCAGGTAACTCCGAATGCTCAAGGAAGATCACATCCTGAGCTTGGATCAGGGAAATCCCTTCCTTGAGAGAAGAGATCGTAGCGACGAGAATGCCGTCCTTCTGGGACTTCCACTCGTCAACTAACGCTGAGCGGCGAGCAGTTGGTACTTCGCCAGTAACTAGAGTAATGGGACGCTTGCTTTTATGCAAGCCGTCGGCTACGCCCTTGGCTGAATCCTTGTACCAGGTATAGACCACTACCGGTCCGGGGCGGTCTTCCAGGAAGTCAAGGACAAACTCCACCTTCGGTTTTTCCACAGTGGGAGGTAGAGTTCCAAGCTGACGGAGCCTTGCGTAGAGCGCTCCACCACCAGATACAAACTCCGCACGGTCCAAGTCCTCGTGTTCAAGGACATATTCTTCCCGTGCGCGATTGATCGATTTGATGACGCTTGGAGGAAGCCGAACATAGTAATCTTTCTCAACGTGTTCGAGACCTGCTAAAGAGGGGATATCCTCAAGCGTGCGCCTTAATGCGAACGACGCGACAAGCTCCTGGAACTCGTCCTCCACTCCCTTACGAAGCTGCCCGACCTCCGTCGCCCACGGCGTTTTAACAACACGGCAGAAATCTCCGACAAAATTCCAGTAGGACGAAAATCGCTTCTTATCCCACAGGTGGAGCAGCGGATAGAGGTCACCAGGGTTGTTGAGGATAGGTGTGCCGGTGAGGATCCATAACGGGGTCGCAACATTAGCACTTCGTGCGCGCCGCAACTCAAACACATGGCGAGTACACTGCGAGGACCGTCCCCGTAAGCGATGACCTTCGTCGAATACCGCGACGGCCCACTGTCGCGTGTGGAGATCAGGGTATTGGAAGTCTCCTGGCCTTGGTGCTTTGGACGGCTTTGACTGAGCCGCATCATAAGTCGCCAAGGATTCCAGGTCTTCAACCGTGTAAGCAACGTCCTTGACTTTCGGCTTAGGGACTTTAGCTGACCAGTTGGCGTAGCTTTGAATGACGAAGTCTGTGCCAGCCTGTAAGGCCTCACGTCGGGCAGTTGGCCCACTCCCATTGGCAAGGGTGACCGTAGCTCCAAGGGGCGCAAACCGACTGATCTCCCATTCCCAGTTTTCCACTAGGTATGCTGGGCACGTAATGAGTACAGGTAATCCGGTCTCTACATGTTTCTTCCAAGCAGCCACGATTGTCGGGGCTGTCTTTCCTACTCCGGGAGAATCGAATAACCCGGCTACACCCTTGGCTTCTAAAAGAAAGTCCCGAGAGATTTCTTGGTAATCCGATAACGGTAACGGCATGATGTACTTTCAGTAGAAGGATACCCCGCAGGTCGGAGTCAACCTAGATTTCGCGGGTTAGGTAGACCTGCGGGGTAGTTAAATCCGGACAAGACGCTGCGAGGTTAGGTTTCGATGTACTAATAGTCTTACCCGGAAATTTGTAAGCCTCTCAGACCGCCCCTAACATAGGTTTCGGTCGACCATTGGGGTCTGAGAGGCAGGATAATCCCGACTAGAGCGCCTTGATGTTAGGTTTCGAAACGGACTTAACTCCAGTCGGAAACTTTTAGTCCTCTTCGTGCAGTCGTTTGGCTTCAAGCCATAGGTCTCGAAGGAATTCCCTACCGAGGATCCGCAAGGCATCTGCGTGACGGTGTCCGTCCGACCACGGTGAACCTATCTGCGCAGGCTTCCCTGAAGGACCACAGCGCACACATACTACCGCATGTGGACGCCCTTCTGTTTCAGCCTTCCGGTCGTAATACACCTGACGTAGATCAGGTGCGCCTACCTTCAAGATGCTCACTGCGATGAGATACACACGCATCTTGGCTTCGGGTGACCAGAATACCTGCTGACCCTTCCGCTTAACAGAAGCGGACCCATGCCCACAGTACTGCCACAACTCACTCAACTTACGAGGACGATCGTAGAGAGTGTTCCAGTACGGGTCTCCGACAGTCGACAACAGACGGGCAGCCATTTTGAGACCGATACCCTTCTGTGACGGGTGCTGAATCCACGGACCTAGAGCATGCTTCTTGAGTGCCTGCTCCAGACCTCGAATAGCCTGCTTCTCCAGTGTGACGAGACCTTCAACGACACCCGCCTGAATCGCTACATCAGGGTGGTCTAGAGTCAAACCGTACCCGCGCTCTTCACCGTCTGAGTCGACAGTATCTCGGGTCAACTGCCGTAGGCGATTTTCACTGGCGATGCGAATGCGTTCCAGATCGTCAACGCTTTCGGCCTTCATTTTTAGAAAGGGGTCGAAGAGTTGCATTAGATTGAATCCTTTGTGAAGCCTTAGCCCAACGTGGATCGCTTAGGTTGCGAGAGATATTTAGCTGGGCTAAGGAGTTTAATCTTGTTGAACGACCGGTGAGTGGGTTTCGTCTGATTAATAGTTCAACAAGAAGTTTTGAACCTTGCAAAGCGTACTGATCTTAGATTTCGCGGATAGAGTGGCTTTGCAAGGGGGTTTGTGTTACTTACTCAGTTCTGTTTTCTGCACGTTCTCTGGAAGCTCTCCAAAGACAGCTACTCCGTGCTTCTCCAGGAGCTTAGCACGCGATTCGAGAACCTTGGCCTCTGCGAGATTCGTCTGTGCGATCGTCTTTCGCTCGTCCACTGCGAACATGAAGTCTGCGTACGTCATGTCCCGCAACTTCTTGTATCCACCTTCAGTGTGATACGCGTAATCGAGACGTGCCTTCCACGCTTCTCGCACGGTTTTCACCGACGTGCCGAGATGAGGCTTACGAGCACCCTTAACAGGGGAACTCTCTATGACAGTACCTTCGAACTCGTTTTCATCTTCACCCTCGAAGATACCACGACGTTCACTGCTCAGATACATACGGGCATGATGCCGTAGCGCGGCCTCTAGCAACCTATCGCGTTCATCTTCTGGGATCTGTGGAAGTACATGCTTAGCGATTAGAGATACATCAGGTTCGCCGATCTCTTCACGAGCGGCCCGAATAAGTGCAGTCAAATTGAAAGACATTGTTCCTCCGAGTAAAGGCCGCCCCTGCCCCCATCCAGTGAGGCAGGGACGACCGGCTTTTACTTGTCGACGGCGAAGCGCAGAAGCGACTGCTCGTCACCCTGCCTGATCTTGCCGGGGACATTCAGGACTTCGAGCTGCCACGTACCATCAGCGCCCTTGGTCGCCTTGGCGACGGCATTGGCATTGGCATTTCCCATCAGCGAAGGCCAGATGTCCGCTACCTGCTCGGAACTTCCGCCACTCGCATCGTAGACCTTGAAGCTGACGTTGCGCGCCTTGCCGAAATCGGAACCCTTCTTGAAGGCGGTAGCCACGAACACGACCGAGGTGACCGGAGAGCTGTTAGCGGCTGCGAAATCGATTGTGACGGTCTCGTCGTCTCCAGCACCGTGCCCAGTCTGGTTGTCGCCTGAGTGGGTCACAGAGCCGTTCTGAAGCGGGTCCAGCGAGTCAAGACCCGCAAGCCTCGCCGGTTCGTTTCCAACCATCAGAACGGCGATCAGGTCGAGGTCCGTACCGCGCTTGCGCTTGAGGAAGCCCATCGCACCTCCGGACGCACCGCTTGTCGGGTCCCAGGAGACACCGACAGCCATCTTGGTGACACCCGCGAGGTCAGCGGGGCCGTCTTCCTTCTTGAGAGTCAGCATACGTGTGTCCAGGCCTTTCGTCGTATGATCTTACCGATGGTGTCGGTAGATTCGATGTCGTATTTCATAGCCAGCTTGAAGTACGAAGTGCCGCCTTGTGCATATTCCTCGCGTATAGCGCGAACCTTGTCGTCATCAAGCTTTGCCTTATGATGGAGTGAACCTCGTCGGGCCATCAGCAGTCGTGATTCCATTCCTCAATCATGGTCCACTGCGCGATGTGGTCCTCGCACTGGTCAGTCAGCTTATCGATAAAATCGTCGTGGTCCTCGTCGCTGCCGGATTCTAACCAGACGTAGAAAGCATCCAGAGCCTCGCCCTGTAAGACAATACTCGTCGGGTCGGGTGCGGTAAAGCTAACGGATAAGCGTACCGGCTCGTCGTAGTGGCTCACTGTTCGTTCCATTCATACTCGGGAATATCTTCATTGCATCGCGTACAGAAGAAGTAAAAGTACACTTCCCCTTCACGCATCACGGGCTCTAATTGCCCGCAGGTCTCTAAGTGAGAAGGCCTTGAGCAACCCGCACATACGTCGTGGTCGCCCTGGGTGAATAACTCCCCGCATAACATACAGTTGAGATTCATCAAGACACTCCCAACAATACACGCAACTCGTCCAGGGCTTCTTTATGCACTCGGTGAGTGTACGCCGGGCTGATATCCAGTTCTCGGGCGATATCTGCTTGTGGCATATCTGCCCAATACCGCAGGTAGATAACCTCTCGGGCCCGCTCTTTCAGCTCCGGAAGCAGATCCTCTACCAGAAGCCGGTCAACCGTGGTGTCTTCAAAACCCTCAATAGACACCGCACGATTGTAGGACATGTCTCCGCCAGAGAATTCCTCAGACCATTCGTCGATGTGAGTGATCGTCGGGTTTTCCGGAGCATCAGCCAGATGGAAGTTCGCTCGATTGACGTACTTACTGACACGGCGAGGCTCCATGCCGATCATTCGACCGATCTCGGCATTGGACGGCTGCTTTCCATGCAGACTGAAATATGTCTGTTGGGCTTGCTTGATCTTCTCTCGGTTAGCGTCCCCATTGGTAGTGGTAACCGTCTGACGATTACCTCCGTGCCCACTGGCACTGCCAGTAAAAGGGGCAGGCTTCGGTCCGAGAAACTTCACAACCTGCTTAGGTACCCAGAAGAGAATGTAGGGGTCTTCTTTGTTATCGACATGCATCCTCCAAGCTTGGAGACTTGCCTCCTGTACCAGATCCTCCACAATAGGAGAGGTGTGGTATTTCCGGTAAACCTTCTGCCGGACCGCTTCCACCAGGCTGTCGAAATCGTCGCTCATTCACTTCCCTCTCCTACCATCACTTCGACGCGCTCTGCCATGGACAGGGCCGTCTCCTTGGAGCAGATACCCTCACCGTACATGCGAGCGATCGCAGTCATGTAGTTCTCACGCCGGTACTCCGGAGGAACAGGATTCCGCAGAGTGAAGGGCTTGGTACCCACCTTGATTTTAGGCTTGCTCATGCTGTCCTCTCCAGGGGTTCGGCTTCACTAACTGTACTAGCTATGGGGGTTCCACGTCAAAGGCCCTGCAGAAGCAGGGCCTTAAACGTCAGAGGTAGGGTCGTGTAGCTGTTTGATTGTGTGACATGTACTGGATCTTTGTCCAGGGATGGAAGTCAGGTAACTCTGTAAGCCGCACAGCAGTACCTGTAACGCCGCACACCCAGCAAGGTTCAACCAGGACTTCAGCACTCTGCCAAACTTCACAGCAGGTGTAAATAACCTTTGGGGGTGCCTTCTCTACGGTCGGCGTAGCCAACTCAGTTCTCGGTGTCCCTCGGAGGATTCAGAACGGCCTCACGGACGTCCTCAACGACCTGCCACCCGTTCGCGATGAGCGCAGGCTCATGCTTATTGAAGGAGTGGCTGTCGAACAGCAGATCCCTACTGTTCTTAACTACACGAACAAGCGCCTGTACTGCGGTGGACTCGTATGCGTCCGAACGATCTGCCGTTGTCAGAGGCGGGAAGGTAACCTGCTCAGTGGTCTGAAGTGCTGTAGTCATGTCGTCGATCCTTTACGTGAGGCCGAGTTATTGTGATAGAGCAGCCTTGCTTGTAATCGGGAACCGTACTCATCGAATTCTCGAAGAGCCATCTGCCAGAACAAAGTGTGCGTTAAGGCATCTAGCTCTGACCGTTCGTTTTGCGGGCGGGGGAGCGGATCACCTAAACGCAAGGATTGTTTTTCCATTGCGTCCACGGGTTTCTATGCAACCGTGACGAGTGTCACGAATTCATGGCTACCGCCGAACAATGTGCAAGGGTGGGTATCAGCCGCGACGAGCGGCCAATCGCAATAGAAGCATAAGTCCGTTGGCTTAGGCTTCCACTCTTCCTCTGCCACGATTTCTCCTTCGAGAGATAAGAACTTGCGAACCATTGCACTCACTCACCTTTCAGCGGGGTGCCCTCAACTTTGATTGGCTTCAGTATACCTGTCGAGGTTGGATTACTTCGTGGGATCCTGTTTCTTGGAGGGAGGGAGACAACGACTGGGTACATCGTTGCAAGCCTTGACCTTCCCGCACATTTCACATGCGCCGAAACTCTTGGAGAAACTCAACGGCCAATCCTGTTCCTCCGCACACGGGTTGCAGTAGAACATCAATCGTCCTCAGGCTCATAAGTGACTGTTACTTCACCTACGGCATCACAATTGATGCAATTCACGCAGTCCCCGGAGTAAACTTCCCACGCATGTCCTAGGACACATTCATCATTCGTCATCGTCGTCTTCCCCATCGTCGTACAGGAAGGTGGCACCTCGGGCTAAGTCAGATGCGTCCCCACGTGCGGACTCAATCATGCCCAGGGCGTCCCAGGGAGCGGTGTTGGGAGAGGAAATGTACCTCAGAATCCGTTCACCGTCATTGTCAACGTACTCAGCCACAAGTAAGCCCTTGACCAACATGCCTTCGTAGAACTCTGGCCAGAGTGCCTCTAAGGCCTGCCAGATGTTCTCCAGTTTGCTGCCTTCGCTCGGGCCCTCAGGTAAGTTCTTGATGATGTCGTCAAACTGGTCGTCACTCATGCTTTGTCCTATCTGTTGTGGGAACCACTCTAAGCAGCAAGGGTACCGAACGCAAGCTCAGTACCCTTAGTAATCGCCCCACTGCTTACGGCGACGGAGGTTCTTCTCTGCCCGCTGACGCCGATCAAGCTCAGTCAACGGACCTGCGATATCTGGCTCCGTGAGGATGTACGCTTCTTCCTTGGAAGTCCAGTTGGCATTCCAGACTTCCATGAAAGCCTCAAGCAGCACGTTCGTCGGTGCCTTGCACAGGCAATTCCACTTGTTGCACATGCGTCTCCCAAGGGATTAACGCTCGTAGTTGGTAGAACGGCTTCCACTCTATACCGTTCACGGACAGAGCCTCGAACTCCGGAAGAGGTCGGGCCCAGAGGCGGCCATCATGCACCGCTTTACCACTTACCATTCCAGCATACCTCTGAACATTACTCAAGACGATCGGGTGAACGCCCGTCTCGTCCTGATAGGTCCAGCCGAAGCCGGGGCTAAGTCGAGCATACACCCGTGATCCCCTGACAGGTGTTAGTTAGCGCTGATACCGAAAACCTGGGACAAAATCCAGTCGGCGTCTTCTTCTAGGTCGTAGTAGAAATTGGCGAGGTTTGGGTAATGACAGTAACCCGCTACATCGCCAGCCTGGTGCCAGCCCTTACTGTGCATTCGCCAGTAATCAGCCGGGTCCATGCACTCGATTTCCAGCTCGACGGCATTCACTTCGTGCTCCTTTGCACTGTCGGTTTGAGTTGTAAGAAGTGTACCTAAGAAGCATGCCAATGTCGCAGGCAAAAGCCCCGAACCATCCATCTGTCCGGGGCCTCAACCAAACCCCTCCGGAACGACCGCTACGTTCCGGAGGGGCTGCTTTACACAGTGAGTCTGCCATTCACTTTGCCAACAAGTCGGTGATGTCCACCACCTTACCGTCACTCGACTTGATGGGTACTGGATTGGGTGTTGCCATGCCGACGGAAGCAAGCAACTTGAGAACTGCGGGGAGCAGATCTTCATTGGTGGTTGTGGCGATTTCTTCCTTGGAGACAACATCGTCCGGATTCGGAAGAGTGTTGAGGCGGCGCAGGATTTGATACGCCTCAGGCGAGGGGGATTCAGTCAGGCCTTCCTGCACGGCCTGAACCAGTACGCTGGCAGGCGTACCGACCCGGTACAGAAGTACCGTTTGCTGCTGACGATTGGGCAGTTCCTTGGGGAGATGCCCGATACCTAGTGTCCTAAGCTTGTCCTCGATGGAAGAGAGGATATGCTTACCGACTCGCTGACGTCCTTCGAGCTGACGGAGGGTCTCCATCGTTACACGAAAAACACCCTCGTCGCTCTCCACAGCAGTCAGCAATTCGTGCCAGTCACTTACCTGGGGCGTAATTGCGGTGCTCATTTGGAGGTTCACTTTCTTTTATGGGGGCAGACACCCGCCGGACTGAGGTCCATTCGAAGCCCGGCGGGTGCCCCGTGGGAGAGATCGTGGGGCTCTCCCCTACTCAGTGGCCTAGGGCCCTGGGTGGCTTCTTACGCATACACGTAATAAGCATGTCCGCCAGACTGGGTAAAACTGGATCATGTTCTACTCCTAGGGCTTGCGCTGACTCTTTTTCTTGTCGATCAAGTGCTTCACCCTTCGCTTACCAGCGTAGACCTCATAAGCATCCATCGCAAGTGCCACAGTCAAAACCAGCAAGCCAGTCCAGAAAAGTGCACGAGTCCCCCACACCGGCATCCATTCCTTCACAGGATGTCCACTAAACATCCCGATCATGGTCAAGATGAACAACGCGTACAGGAACGCCGCAGCGATACGATAGCGGTTGAAGCGATCGAACCAGGTAGGGACGCGGGGACGACGAGTGTTATTCATCTCCGTTGGCCATTCGTTCGGGGTCTTCAGAACCAGTGGACGGCTCTTGGACTTGCTTAGCTTCCACGATCTGTTGAGTTAGTGCTAGACACATCTGCTGCACCAGTTCGAGAATGTACGTAGTCTTTGACGTAATCGTGTCGCAGAACACGGCCATACCAGTCTTCTGGGAATACTCCTGAATGTAGACCTTCTCAAACAGTCGGTGCAGTTCCCTTCGCGTGATGCCACCATCGGTGGCCCACTGGGACTCCGGATTGAGTCCCAGCAAAAACTCTTCGATATCCACTAGCGCAGGGAAGTCAACCCCGTGCATTTGCACGTCTATACGTGCACTGAGGGTATGGAAGAGCTTGGTGAAGACTTCCAACATATTGCTGACCCTAGCCGTGACAAATTCAACTGCCACATCCAGAGCCTCGTCCGCTGTCAGTTCCTGAGCAGCACACAAAGAGAACACGGGTGAAATCTGACGCCTCAGAACGTCTGGGCTCAGACTCCATCGCATCTCTGTGTTCTTCCCCATGGCAGCCTCAGCGAAGTCGAACAAAGCTGAGTCCACTACTCTGCTCCTCACCTACGCAGTTACCACGTGTGCAGTAGCTGCGTCTACTGTGCCCCTAGACACTTCCCGTGTCAAACGGTCTGGCTGAAGTTTCAGGGGTTGTTACAGAGTTGTTTCGTCACCCTCCCATACGAGTTCCCCGCTTCGCTTGTTCCATTCCTGTACATATCGTTCTGCCTTTTGCCGAAGATGTGAACCCTTCGGCCAGCGGTGCCATGCGAAGCCACAACCACCGCTCTCCCGGGTATCCGCGAAAAACAGGCCTCCGTCATACACCCCGAAAATTTCAACGAGTGTGGCGTAACTGTAACAGGCACCTCTAAGAAAGTACCGGAGATCTCTACCACACTTTGGGCAGTGCTGACTACCCTCAGATCTCATGCTGTTCCTCCGGCTCTATTTGATTCAACGGGTCCAGAGAGTCTACTTCCTTTTGCAGGGTCTCAAGCCTCTCCGCTTCAGACACAGGAAGAGTTATCTCCGGCTCCAGAAAATCCCGGATACGACGAACACAGAAAGCCGCACCTACTACGGGCCATACCCAAAGGTACTTGGGCTCAAGCTCGTCTCGCTCCGACTTCCCGATGCGCCAAAAATAGCCCTTATACGAGACATTTTCTCGACAGTAATAGGTCTGCCGTCGGTGGGGTCCGCGTTCCTCCCATATCGACGCCTTTGTCTTTGGGGCTTCCTTCTTCCAGAGCAGATAACGTCGATAGGTCTTGATGTACTGAATACGGTAACCGGCCATGGCAATGGCCAGGTAACCACCGACACTCAGTCCTGTGTAGGCGAGCCATTCCATGTGACTGTGTCCCTCCAGAAAGCTGCCCACACTTCCCCCAGTGGGTATTCCACCATGTGGTCTCTCAAAAGTTGTCCGTGCTTGGCGTAGGCACTTACCGCCACGGACTCTTCGTCGGCGTCCTTAGGGGCGTCCACAAGGTACGTGTACACCCCTGAGCCGCACTCCGACCACGCGTCGACACACCACATCAGGGCATCACTCCGATGATAGTTACCTCGCCCGTCTTAGTGTCGAGAAGACAGGACAATTCGATTTCGTAGAACGGACGACCGATCTTCTCCATCAGTTCGTCCGTGAATTCTACGTCCGGCATTTTCTGACTGAATTCGTACTGCCGCTCGGCTGTGTTGGCATCGTCGTGCAGGTAGTATTTGAATGGAACCTTCACAGAGTCACCTCATCCCCGTTGTCATCGACTTCGGTGTACACCGCGTACTCCCAGTATTCATCGGTGTGATCCTTGCTGTCTACTTCGATTACGGGGTACACCTCACCGTTACGAACAAGGAATTCACCCGTGTCAGGTACTTCAACCATTTCGCTTCAACTCCTCTGCGGGGGTTTCACGGAACTTCGGACAGGAGCATCGACCATCGCACCCAGTGGCTGCACAGGGGCCTGTACGGGTCTGTGTAGCGGTTTCTCCTACCCTGCGAGAGTGCCGGTGGCGGGCATGTCCACACCCACCACTGACCTTGTGGCAGAGCATTAGTTCGTAGAGGGACATGTACTACTTCCTCCAGGGTCGATCATTCTGCGGAGGCAGGTTCTCCTTCTCGGCCTTGCGCTGATCACCCGTGGCAACCCAGAGGCCGATGAACGCTCCGACGAGAATCACCCATACGAACACGGGCAGACCAATAAACAGGCCGAACAGGAACAGGAAGATCAAGAAGGCGAAGATACCGCCCACGGTGTTCGGACGATGAGTGGTCTGCATTGTGTTCTCCTATGAGTGAAGGGGCGGGCTATCAGCCCGCCCCTTATGAGTTACGCCTTTTCCTTCTCAGGGACAATGTCCCAACCGGGTACCTTCTCGTCAAGAAGCGCCTTGGCGAGTCGGATGTGAGTTCCTGTGATGGGCTCCCAGCCTCCCGTGCTTCCAGTCACTCCGTGGCCGGTAGCGTAGGTGACACGTCGGTCATCGTTGAAGTACACGAAACCGAACAGCACTTCCTCCACCGGGTTGAAGTCCTTTCCCTTGGGGTCTTCGCTGTACCCTCGATTGCCGAATCCGATGGCAGTCAGCTTCTCGCCCTTAGGCAGTGACGTCACTTTGGACCTCTGTTTCTGTGTTGTGGAGCAGCACCCGCGTATTGGCCGGGTGTGTGGTGTACATCAGGACCCGATCGAGCCGGTAACTGCGGGGTGCCCGGCGGGTCCTGTCCAGCGTCCTCATGTAAAGGTCGCCGTTCTGGCTGACGTCGATATCGTACGGCTCAACCGTCCGCACGACAACGTCATACTCCTGGTGTTCCGGAATGCGAGCAACAATGCGCTTACCCGATACCGGATCCTTGGCAAACTCCCGGTACGTGATCGTCATGGGAGCTTCGTTGTCAATGGACCAGACAACGTGACCTTCCAGGACATCAAGATCCTTTTGGAGCCTTGGTGCGTACGTGGGCATGTGGTCTACCTTACTCCGTCTCGGGAAGGGTCTCCAGAGCCCTAGGAGCCTCCTCCAGGGCGGGCGGAGCAGTGTCGTCGTGGTTCTGGTAGTCCCTCAGCTCCTCGGCCGTGTACGAGGCAAGGAGGTTCATCCGATGGACCACGTCCCGGTTGGTCAACCAGCCCTCGGGGTCGTCCGGGATCACAGGGTTGTCGAAGTCGAGTTCACCCTGATTGTTGAAGACTGCCGCCTCAAACAAGCCCTCGGAACCTCCGTAACTTCCGAAGTTCCGGATGATGGACAGCCCCCAGCCATTCGTGAACTTCACGAACAGACGAGTACCGCCCAACCAATCGCGCAGTTCGAGGTGTACGATCTTTGCCTTCAGAGAATTCTCGATCTCCATCGTGGCAGGGAGAGCGGGCAGAAGTTCTGTCATTGTTTACCCCTTGTCTTTAGGGCCCCAGGAGCCGCCCCACAATGCAATGCTTATGATCACGGCAATGAGAATGCGTGCCGGACCGTCTCCGTGTGCTGTCTGGTCTAAAGCGAACTCAATCAACCGAGCCACCGAACCCTGTTGGGATCCGGAGTCGGAATGGACGGATTGATAACCTTGAGTATCGACTCTTTTTCTTTACGCAGTTTGTCTCGGTAGTTTGGGTAGGGATTGAACTTTCCCTGTGGTGTGAACTGCCGATACTGTCGATACTGATCCAGGCAACGGTCTACCTCGCGACGTACTTCCGTCTCGTTATATCCGTTGGACAGAAGCCACTTGGACCACGCTACACAAAATACCTTGCGCCACTTCGGACCATGAGACTGATCTGGCACTCGAAAGTGCGCGAGTTCATGAATGGCCGTGCGAACTACGTCGTAGTAAAACCGTCCCGGGCCACAAGGGCGTACCCACATTATCCCGCCACCCCAGGCGTACCCCATGAGAGAATCGGGGAGAGCCTTGTGCCGTTTCTTTTCCGGGACGTCCGTAATGGTGTCTGTAGCCATTACGATCGTCATGGGTTTGGCGTCTTTATCTCGGGTAACTTGCCAGTAGGCCTCTTCGACGTAACCCCTCATTTTCTCGAATTCACTTTGAGGAATGACCGGGATGTTGTACGTGTACACATCTCTCCTTTCATCTGGCCATCTCCCCCGACCACATCCATAAAGGCATGTGGTCGAGAGGCTAGATCAGATAGAACGCTCGGTGTGCATGCTCATGTGGCGAACCTTTCGATGAATTCGTTGTAGGACCAGACATCCTCGCGAAGAGAGACCGTTTGGTCCCAGTCATTCACGACGATGGTGGGGTTTTCCGGGTCACATTCATGTGTGCTGATTCCGTAACCCGTTTCACCCAGGACTTCACCCTTCACCATCTCACAGAAGATGATGCGGGACAGGTAAGGCGTATCACCCCAACGGCCCTCACCCCGTCGCAGCGCATTAGCTACGGTGTGAGGTAGATCCGAACCTGTCCAGTGCGTGTAGAAGAACACCCCATCCTCTGAGGCACTATCCTTCACCTGTACATTCCTGCGGTCACCCATTGGACCTCCTTGGCTGGCACTTGTGAGTGCGGAGCGTACGAATTGAACTGCAAGGCCTCTTACAGGTAAGGCACGGGTAGGGCGTTGCCAGACCGTCGAAATTACTCGACAAATCCTCCGGCCACTGATTGATGATGTAGTCTCGGTGCTTCCGGATCTTGTTAGACACGCGCCCTACCGCCTTTCGATAACACTAGAGCCATCCTGCGTTGCGTTGTACTTGTCGAGCCTTTTCGGCACCCTTACGTGTGAGACATCCACCTGGTCCGAGGTAACCCAGACCCTTTAGATAGGCTCGAATTTCACCCTCATGCTCCGACGGCATAAGACCTAGGGACCCGCCTTGCCATGCATCTGCATGCAATAGCGTGTCCTTTACCGCGTCGGCGAAATCCTCAGGCTCCATCATCGTCCTCCTCGTACGGCTGAATGCCGGGGAAGTAGAAGATCATGGACATTCCCATGTTGTCGGTTGCCAGAGCATCCGCCAGAGCATCCGCGAATCCGAGTCCCTCATCGTCGGCGCGCTCTACTTCCAGGAGGAAACCCGCGAAGTCACGCATGCTACCGACAACTCCGAAGCAATTCGCTGCGTAGTATCGACCGTTGTAGTCGAACTCCCGGATGTCTTCTTCTTCGATGCCTGCCTGAAAGGCAGCCTCTTTGAGAAGGTCAAGCGGAATCTGAGTCGCCATTCTTCTTGTCCTCCAGAGTCTTGAGATCCTTCAGGTCCGGGTGGACCTGAGCACCGCTGTACCGCTCCGGCACATTCAGATGAGCCAGAACCCACGGGTCACGGTCTGTCGCGTAGCGCGGGGCGAACTTCACCACGCTGCCCTCGTACGGCTTGACTGAGCAGCGAATGGTCACACCCTGGTCGGCAAGGGCGCGCATCCGCTTGGAGTGAGTGTTGAGTCGGCTCATTACTTCCCCTTGTACTGGTAGAACACGAGTGTTTGAGTATCCGCGTCTGGATCTTTTGCCATGATGGCGTTCACCACTTTGCCTACATGAGGAAGACAGGCAAACACCAAACCTCGGGGCCGTCCAGTAGTACAGACTCCTGCCTCGATAACCCAATAGGGCTTGAGGAAGCAGGAATTACCGGAGTCCGGATCGCTGCCGCTGCAATCGACGAGCCCTAGGGGAATGGGTGGAGTATCGCTTTCCATCTGCGTCCAATCGTCGATTGTGGATGCAGACTTGGTGAAAGCGTTCTCCTTGAGGGCGTCGTCCAGGGGATTTGACTCGCTGGTCATTCTTACTTTCCCTTCGCTCAAATAGCAGGGCAAGGATGATGCATATTGCTGCCACGACACCCGCTAGTGCAGCTATGCCCAACAGCAATTGCGCTAGGTACAGATCGTGTGCCATGTCACTTACTACCTAGGAGCATAGACGCGATGATCACAGCTGTGACACAGACGTAGAAGACAGCAGCGCGGACGTCTTCGCTTTTCATGCACTGATCTCTGTGCTGTTGTCGGACGGAGTCTTGTGGGTGTTGCTGGGACGTCGACCGGGGATGAAATACACATCAAGCAGGGTGTACGGGTTGCGCTTCCGCAGTCCGTAGGCACGCTGGTAAGCCTGGTCATAAGTGAGTCGCAGACCTTCGCGCTCCCACTTCTGCTTTAGAAAGTTGTACCGCCGGACGTCCCATGTGGGAGTCTTCCGATTCTTGGCCTTGACTGCGCGGGTCACAGTCTTGCCATTCGCGGTACGGGCATTCTTGACTGTCTGCATTTGGACCTCTCTTGTGATCTTGGCTGTGTGTCTCTCTAACGAGATCGTTTGGGGTGTAGGTACTCCGCAGCCGTCAGACGTCTGCGGAGCGCTCCTCGGCCTCCTGGTACAGCGCGATGACATGGTCCCGGATGAACCATGCCAGCAGGTGTTCGGAAGTACGACACCCAACCTTCTTCTGAGCGTCATAGATCCGGTTGTGCACGGTCGAGACAGCGATACCGAGACTGTCGGCAATCTCCTTACGCTTCTCGCCGTTGCCAAGACGTGTGAGTACCTCGGCTTCACCCTCATTGATGTTAAGAGCCACTGCGATCGCCTCCACTCTCTGTCAGGGTTGTACGGGTGAACGTCCACCCCTTCGCTTCCATCTCTCGTTTCTTGTCGTGAGTGATGACGGCCGGGCCCCGGTAGTTTCCCTGCGGGTCATAGGCCTTATAGCGACTGGTGACGTACGTGTCGTTGAAACCGTTGCGCGCCATTATGCCCTATCTCCGTAACCCATGTTCATGCCCTGTTCGTAACCAGCATCGAAACCGCCTGCATGCCCGGCCTCCCGACCTTGATCGTAGCCCGATTCGAAACCTCGATCGTAGATATCGATCAACAAGTTGGTGACACGCAAATCCCGTGCCTCATGCTGACCAGGTTGCGCCATCGTCTTGTTGATCTCGCTGTACAAGGCTTGCAAATCCTCTGCGGTGATTTTCACCTTTACTCCTCTCTGCTAAGTGAGCGGGTCGGAATTCGGATCCGACTCGGGCGCGTGCAGTTTGATACGCCCTCTCCTGACCCCTACTTCGCTACGCGTTTCAGGCCGCCCGATACTACTGTCTTACATTCCTACCATGCTACGCAACTCGGCCTTGACAGCCCGAGCCTTTTCCCCACGCCACGTGTTCGCGTTAGAGAGAAAGTAGTTCACGATGTCTCGACCACGTTCGACACCGTACTTATCGTCGATTTGATTGAGATCTGTCAGCGCGTCGACGTAGGGGACAGCGCCGAAATACATCTTGTTGCCCCAATCCTCGCGGATATCGGCAGCGATTTCATACAGGGGACGGGGCATCATGCTCTCCGTTGTTGATCGTGGCGAACTCGTGTTCCATCTTCGGGCAGCGTTCGCACCGACGGAAGACATGTGCCTCCGACTCGAATACACACGGCCCGTTCGTGTGAGTTACCCAACCTCGGAATCGGTGGATTCCGATTCGACAGCGAAGGGATCGCATTCGACCTCCTTTTCGTACACGTAGATGGGCCACTGGACCTCATCACGCGACTGGAATTCTCGGGCGCGCTTCTCGGCTTCCTCCCGAGTACGAAAGACGTACTGATAGGAGCCGATGATCCGGGCAAGACCGAAGTCTGAATTGATCAGACCCACAATCTCATCTGCTCCGGACTCTCGCCACGCTGGAATGTAGACTACGGTCATAGACACTCCTCCAGCTTCTCCGCTTCGACGACAGCCGTTGGCCAGGTACTCCACGTACCGCCCTTGTCCATCGTGACAAGGTACTTACCGATGATCTCGGCAGGCTCCTGTACCTTGTACCACCAGAGATCGATGGTCTGTACGGCTGGATGATTCTGGAATCCGACGACCTTGAAAACTTCGCCATTCCAGAAATCTTGCATCTGGACGAAACCTTCGTCGTCCACGTAATACGGGTAGGGCAACCGGCTACCGACGTGTTCTCCGTCATCGGAGATGCTGTCGATAACCGGCGCCATCTGGATACGGGTGACGCTCATGCCGTGACGCCTCCCTGAAAGACATCCTTGCGGCGGAGCTTGGCAACCAGCACCGTGGCAGGATCGGGGACGCTCAAGTCCGCCTGAGGGTCAAAGAACGAGACCTCGGCAGTCTTGGGCATCACCTTGATTACGCGGACGTGAGCGGCCTTGAGACCCTTCTGAGCCAGTGCCTCGATCACCCAGACAGGGAAGGTGTGGAAAAACGGAGCATCCACACCCGAATCGGCATGCTCAGCGAAAGTACGAACGTTGGACATGGGAACTTCTTTCTCTCGACTACAGAGACAGTACGAGGTGGAGCAAAGGGGCCCCATTCCGGCTGCGATATACCCTCTTGTTGTGTTCCGGGATTCCTTGTCGGTTTCCTGCGAGGTTTGCACGCACACCGTGTGCCGGAATGGGGAGACTAGGGGTCCTTACGCGGCAAGCGACAGGATCTTTTCGAGCGTGTCGGCGTCGGTCTTCTCCGTCTGGCCGTTGACCGCATTCAGCATGTTGCGCTCAGGCTTCGACATGCCACGCGAGTTGACCTCGTGGTGCGCGAAGGTGTTCTGAGCCTGAAGCACACCGAACGCAGTACCGCGCCACGGTGCCACACGGTCGTCGTTCCTCCACAAACGCCACAGAGTGTCACGCTTCTTCTCGGCGATCGTGATCGCGTGGGACGTCTTGGCTTCCGATGCCTTGGGCATGGGCTGCACAAGATCGATGTAGTTCTCGAACATGTGGTCGTCGACCTTGACCTTGCACAGTTCGGCAACCTCTCGTGCGAAGTCGTCCTCGGCCGAATGGATGAGGGCGAGAGCTTCACGCACGTCCGCCACACGTGTCAGGGAATTCCGGGTCGACTTGATCTTCACCTGCTGACCCGGCTCGGACAGAGCGACACCGAGTGTGTTGTCACAGACAGTAGCCGTCACGGTACGCTTGTACGTGGTCGCAAGAGAGCCGTTGAAGCTCGATGCGGCCAGGAAGTTGGGACGGAACTCCACACCCTCAGGGGTACGGAAAGTCTCCGGCACGGTCACCTCACACCAGGCGACAGCGCCACCCTTGAGCAGACCAGCCGATCCGATACCGAGGTCACCCGTGGACGTGTCCATCAGGGTGCCGATGTTGTGGATCAGCCACTCCTGATAGTCGTGTGGCTGATACCCGTCCTTGAACGAACCGAGTTCCTTACCGGTGTCGTCACGCAGAATGGAGAACTTGTTCGACTGGATCTGCTTACCGTTCCACTCGAAGAATGTGGGAACCTTGACCGGGTGCCAGGCAAATAGACGACGTATGACGTCATCAAGCGGGATTGCATCCGCATAATGATTGTCGTCACCTTCGCGGTAATGCCAAGCGGTGGACCTCTTGTCCGTGTACCCAATCAATGTGTTCTCGCTGAGCCACTTCCGAGTTTCCTGTGACATGGTCATGGACCTCTCTGTTGATGTTGGTTATGCATGACCGGGGGATGGGGACAGGTCACAACGTGCCCGTTATGGCCTCTCCGCGTCCTCAGGAGACGCTACGGCATGTCTTACGTGTCTGTCTAGCAGCGCCCGCCTTCAATCTTGTTAGACGGGCGCACAGACTTGATCCTTAGTGGCGAACCTTCGCAGGTGCCGAGACACTGGGCGTCGGCGACGGATGATCATTCTTCTTGCTGGCATCGTGGCCTCCTGCGAGGAGGTAGAACACCAGGGCGGCGATCGCGATCACGGTCCACCCTTTGAGTCCGATATTGCTGTGTGTGGACTCCCACGATTCGCGTGACATGGTCACCTGCGCATCGTCGGGCAGCTTGACCCACCTAGCCATGATCACACCTCTTCCGAAAGAATCATCGCGAGCACATCGTCCAACTCTGCCTCTACGATGGGTAGTTCGTCCCCCAGCGGGACGATCTCCAGTGTCTTGCATATGAATTCGATCAAGTCGTACTTGATCAGACGGATAGACGCGGTACCTTGCTCGGAGTCCAGAAAGATCCGAAAGTAATCTCCGTCTACTTGCGCCTTGACATCGCCCTCACCCCGAAGTGGGCCCGGTAGCTGCATGGCGTACCACAAGAGATTGCGTGGGAGTATCCATGCCGATTCAGTAGTATCCAGATTCCAGCCCAACCGAATAGCGTAAGGGTCATCACTTGCGTAGGAGAAAGACGCATGGACCGGTTGATTGATACCGGTTGAAGTGACTAGATGCAAGTTGATCTGTTGCTGATGGATCATCAGTGTTCTGCCTCCCCGAAAAACGTACGGCTGGTAATTCGCTCCATACGCTCAGCGGGGGACAGGTCGAAACGCGCCCTCTTACAGGTCTGTGCGTCCACCTCCGCTTGTGTCTGGGTACGGGCGGAGCGGAGATACTCAGCAAGTGAATCGATCATGGCTACGGCCCTTTCAGCACGTCTTTGTACTAACGGTTGTAACGTGAAACCGGCCCCCTGTTAGAGCGGTAAGAGCGTCTACACCAGGGGGCCGGAACTTAGAGGTGATCATGAGTGCTGGGAACACGCACGGACATCCGTGCGTGAACCTTAAGCCATGATCTCAGAGATCAGTTTCGACGATTGCCGCAATCGGCTCGAACGAAAGAAGGTAATCGTCATTCAACGACCCGAGTGTGACAGTCACTTCCCCTACATTGAGATCTTCTGGGGAGACGACCCTGGGATTGGCCGTTGTCAGACCTGCCCAATCCTGAATGCACGCAGGGAGGTAGTTACTGTTCGCCTCGTTCTTGTCGTTGGAATCGACGGGGAAGTAGCGGTAAGACCCGTTCTCTTCGCTACCGACCAGTTCACGTCGGGCAACACCAGCCGCTACTGCCTGTTCGGCCAGCACACCGAGACAACAGAACGTGTGCTTCACAGTACGCCCAGAAGGACTGTAGTAGTCGTACACACTCGCCACCTTGTGCAACTTACCCGTACCCTTCTCGAAATCTCCCGACCGCAGATCAGTGAGCCACTGAGCCTTGATTTCCGGATTCACGCGTGATCCTTTCGAAGGTCGTTATTCCACTTGTCGTTGATCTTGACGGCAAAGTAAAGGCGCAGGGCATTGAGGTCATTCGCCTTGCACCTTCTCTTCACTGTCCTTTGCCAGTCACTCCGATTCCTGGGCATTCCAGTAATCCCTATCCCTCTGTCCATCCTGGGATGGTGACTTGTGGTCCGGGCACGGGAAGATACACCCGCACTGGTCGTACAGGGGATGTGTGTCCGTTTCACTCATGGTCGTTCCCCTTGTCCGACAAGTAGTTACCGAGAGCGTTGTAAAAACGTCGGTCAGCCTCGCGAGCGTCCGCGTACAACTGATCCATCTTACGTTTGTCCTGCCTGTCCTCCCGGATGATCCAGACCAGCCAACCGAGTATCACGCCGATCACGACAGACCAGTAGACGCATTCAAGCACTGTGAGGTCCATGTCAGATTCCCTTTCGCCAGATGCGGTAGATCAGGAGGGTCACGATTGCCCACAAGATAGCTTCTATGATGTGCCAGTTCATGACTCCCCCTTAGTGAATGTAACCTCGTGTGCCCTTACCGCGCAGGCTTTCGACCTGAGCAACCCAGACAATGGCCTGTAGCTCACTGGGCACCATGCCCAAGAGCTTGGCGGCGAAGCGGTACGCGTCCGCTAGAGCTTCGTAACGCCCCTTGCTGGACAGTCCACGGTCCGCCTCACCGTACGTCCGTCCTACGGCAACGTCGTGCGCGTGCCGGTCAATGCAGACGGGTTCGGGGTCGGTCGGATCCAGAATGCACCGATAGAAGTTGCCGGTCTTCAGACCCATGGGGAGGAGCGCCGTAGGGTCCTCACCGTTCATGATCCGGGTCGCTTTGGTCAGCGTGACCTTAGTGTGACCGGTCGCCTTGCCCGATGCGAATGCACGCGTGGACAGTTTGACATTCTCGGACCAGGACTTGTTGGCACTGAGAGCCGCTATCACTCCCGCTCCCTTGCGTACGTCACCGCCCGAGATCATCTCTGCGAGATCGTGCGCGACCGGATACCACTGCTTACCCTTAAGCTTTTGCTCTTCGGTCGCGTTGGCGTACGCATTGATGATGTTGTGTGCGTACCGACGACGTGTCGTTGCCGACGGGTTTACCGGGATCATGGCATGACCCTCTCTGTGATCATGGCGTGTAGTGAGTTCATTGAGCAGACTTACCCGAATCACGCCACTGGTGATTGGGGTTACGGGTCACCGGGACGTGCGTCCACCCCAAGTCATGAGCCGCTACCAATCGGTGGTGACCATTGCCCAGATGTTCCGTCACGTTGTAGAACGCAACTCGATTACCTGGGATGTGGACAAATATTGGGTCAAGAAACCCCTTGGTCACCAGATCGTCTAGAAGACCCTGATAACCCAAGTCGGACCGCTTGATATCCCGGTTATATTCTGTCTTCAATCCTTGTTTGCCAAAATCCACGGACGGGATGCCCAAGAGGTAGTCCACGCGTTCCCATTCGAACGGAACCGTGATGTTATCCACGGACGGACGATCGGACAGGGACGTGGGCAAGCTGAGCGGTAGCTCAGGCTGAAAGAACATGACTACCTCTGATCATGGCTAGATTGGCTTGTAAAGAGATCCTTTGTGGAGTTTGAGGGAACGTGCGTGCCAGGGCACGTACGCTCCCCTAAGCCACACTCAGGGGGTCAGAATCCGGTTTCCGGGGCCGTACGGAGGATGGCTGCGATGCGCGCCATGGTTTCAGGCGTGATCGAGATCCAGTTAGTAGATGCATCCTGATGATCCACAAACTGAATTCGGACGTTCTCGGACTTGTCGATCTTGCACAGTTCGTAGTCCGCGTAGGTGTCGCTCATGGTCACTCCTCGGTGTAACCCTCAAACCAGGGACCGTACTTCTCGGTACGTGCCAGACCCGTCGGGTTGGTACACGTCCGGTAAGACGTCTCCGGGTTCTGACAGTGTTCCTGCGCCTGAGCCTGAGTCAGACCCGTGCGAACGATCTTGCTGTCCTTTGAACTGTCCTGGTAGAACCGGACGATCTTGAACTTCTGCATGAGTACCTCAGACGTAGATGGGTGCAGACAGTTGGTCCTGACGTACCTCGAACGCCTGCTCGGGATGGTTGCAGGGTGCTACCACGATCGCGAGCGGGGCGTTGTCGACGTCGGTAATCAGGCACTCCTGCGCGTCCAGCGGATTGGTGTTGTAGGCACCCTGGTGAACGTACACGTACATGCCCGGCTGATAGGCGAACGTGGGGGACGTCGGCTCAATCAGCGTTTCCATGACCTTTGCACGGTCCGCATGGAACGGCTTACGGTCGCGCACGTGCTGAGGCTCATCCGTGGCAGGCTCGAACTCATGGCGTGTGTCGGTCGGTACGTCGATGACGGGCGGGATAGCAAAGCCCTTTGTGAAAGTCCACCCGTACCGGTTCGTGGTCGTTTCGCTCATAGCTTGACCTCTCTTTATCAAGGTATGACGGAGTGTTGAGAGACATGACGATGATCACAGCAACTGGCCACGCAGCCAAGATCACTAGCGCGATGATGATCGAGACAACGGTGATCAATAAGAGCCTCCGATCATGGATGTACGGCTGTGTGGTGAGATCCTTTCGAGAGATTGGAGGGAACCACCAGACTCCGCATGAACGGGCCTGGTGACTCCCCTCAGTCGCTCTCAGGGGTGGCGCGGGTAGTGCGTGTGGATGTAGTGCGCGAAGCACAGAACCAGAATGATCACCAGCAGTGCACCCATGTCAGTGCCCTCCCCCACCCGTGCTCAGCATGCCGAGCGAGACGACCTCGGTGATCTTGGTTGCCAGGTGGTAGTGCTCGAACACAGCAAGCGGGATGAGCGCGATCACTCCCGCCATGAACCAATCGTCGATCTTGGACCACGCGTGGACGCACACTAGCTTGAAGCGCTCACAGAAGGTGAGCGGGATTTGAACATCACATCCGATGTCACTGGGGTGCACCCACTCGACCGAGCGGAAGTGGCCCGCGATGGACTTCCGGGTGATCTTGACGCGGAACGTACGGTGTCCGGCGATGACGATCTTCTCGTACCGGTACGCCTTGCCGATGTTCGGCCCGGTGCAGATGTGGACCATGGACAGGTGTTCGATGATCACGCCCTCAGCGTTAACCAAGGTGATCATGTCGGGGGTGATCGGCTTACCCATGCTTGACCTCCAGCGATCAAGGTGGTTTGGTTATGGATCTTGCAATGTGCTACGCGTCGGATCACGTAGTGATCAGTCAGGGACACGTGCGAGACGTGTCCCCAAAGTTCACGGCGTGTCAGTGCGAGTAGTTCACCACGTGTCCCGAGTGGGGCACGTAGGACGACTTGCCATGATTCAGGTTCAGGATCCAACCCTTGTCCCCATGGAACAGACACACATCTTGTGTGGATCCGTCCTCAACCTCACACACAGGGATGGCCGGACGCGCGGAACCCTCTTGGGTGTCTTGGGAGCTGTACGCGGCGGCAGTCACCAGGGTGACGAGAACAGCCGTGCCAACGCCCACGATGACAAGCACCAAGTGCTTGTTGACCCAATTGTTGATCTTGTTGGTCAGAGACGGAACGGGCTTCGGATCTACCTCTGGCTCAACCGGGTTGAGTTGGGGGTCCCTGCCCAACTCGGCTGGACTGAAGTTGGCGGACATGAAGTTTTCGATCATGGTGGCGTCGTCGGACGTGTTGGGGTTCACGGCATGACCTCCTGTGATCATGGCTGTACGGGCGTGTGGGTAGATCCTTTGCGAGATTGGAGGGAACGTCCACCCAATGGGTAGACGCTCCCCTCAGTCGCACACAGGGGCTAGTAAGGCAACGGCTTGCCGGAAGGGGTACGGGTATCTATGTCCCGGGGCTCCGGACGGGTTAACTTGCGTTTCTGGATCCGGATGCAACGGGACATGATCTCCTCCTACTGTTCGTTCACGGAAAAGTCCGTGACTTCGTAGCTGGACTCGTCCACATCGATCGAACCGGGGTCGGCACTCTCGATTGCGTCCAAGAGTTCCTGCGCCATGTCGTCACGGCTCACGAACTTGCCCTCTGTGCGCTCTAGTTCGACCTCTACGACAAACTTGAACCGGTGTGCCATGTGCTGTGTCCTTTCGGGAGTTACTCGCCCTTGGAGTACTGGTGGCCGTAACCGTCGCTGTAGTCAACCGGGGACGCGTGCTCGGTCACGTGGGACTGACCCTTGACCAGGGTCGGGTAGGTGACGTGCGGGAACACGTCGCGCAGAACGGTCAGGTCGTTGTCGGCGAGCCCCTCGTACAGGCTGTCTCCCCGCGCGTCTCCGTGGTTAGACGTCAGACTGTCGTGCAAACCGTAGGTGACCAGCCATGCGCGGTAGAACGTGAGCGTGGAGGCAGGGGACTTGTCGGACGACTTGGCAAGGGTTACGGACATGGCATGTTCCTCTCAGTGATCTTGCATTGGGGATCATGGTGCTGGGACGCTTGCCGAACGGGTGGGGGTCCGTCCAGCACTCATCCTTAAGCCATGATCAGGTGTTGTCGTGACGTGCGGCGAACCACTGGAGAGCCTGAGGTAGGCCTACAGTGACCGTGACAATGAGCGCGAGAATGGCCAGGAGTACGAGGATGTCAACCATGATCAGAAGTCCTCCGCAGCCTGGTAAACGGCCCAAAACAGGAACAGGAGACAAGCGATTCCCAGGATGTCCCAACCGTTCATGGTCACCACGCCCCACGGTTCACGTTGATCTCATTCTGGACGTCGTCGTACAGGTGGATCTTGCCTTGCGCGTCGTACAAGCCGACGATCTTGCCGTCCTCGCGGTAGTACTCGTCCGGACGTTCGACCGGCTTGTTGACCTCGACCGAGTAGCTGACACCCTCGTTCATGAGGTGACGGATGTAGGTGTCGGCACTGTCCCTGCCGTAGGCATGGAAGACGTTGCTGCCCTGGTCACTGGTGATGGTGTAGTGCGTGGCGTTCATGGTCACATTCCATTCCGTGCGGCGAGGCAGTAGACGACCTTGGCGTTCTCGTCTTGGGGTTGGAATTCCTTGAGAGCCAAGGTATGGGCGTGAGTCATGTTGCGAGCCTGGTAGACCTTGACAGTCTCGGTGTCGTTGTGTGCGATCTTGACGTAGTAAGTACGAGTGTTGGGCATGGTCAGACTCCCACTCGGATCTCACGTGCGTTTACGGCGTCCCAATACGCGATTTCACCGTGCAGTTCGGTCAAGCGTCGGGCGTACGCCTCAGACGGGGTCCAGTCGACCGCGTCCACGTACAGGGCGAGGGTCTCGGAGTCCTCCCAGTAGCCCACGTAGTCCGCTCCGGCGGTTTCCACGAACTCCAGAACCTGCTCACGGGTCGGGTTGATCAGGGAGGGGACGGCCCCACCCACGAAGTAACCGGTGTCGGGCACGGCGTGACCGTCCACCGAGAAGGTGCCGCCGGTTTCACCGTTGGCGATCTTGTCGTACATCGTGTCGACGATGCGGGACGGGATCATGAAGGTAGCGCTCATTGCTAGCCCCTTAAGGATCTAGGTTGAGTGTGTGAAGGCGAGACACTGTTTCAGGTCTACCGCTGGATTGGGTACCGCTCCCTGTTAGGAAGCACGCGGCGGTTGCTGTGTCTGTCTCAGTGCCCCTGTGTGCTTTGCTGCGTACGTCCGTGATGACCGCACAGGGGCTTTGGTGGGTGACTCTCAATCACCCCGTAAGGAGTGCACTACATGAGAGTGTGTCAACCGGGTTTGTTTGGGCAGTGCCGCGTGATCCACTGCCAGGTTACGACCCTTGGGGTTTACCGACGTGAGTTGGTCCCCTACTACCCGTAACTGCCGTTTGTGGTCAGTCGTTGCAGACTTATGAGCGGTCGGTGCCGCGTCGGATCATATCCGGGTCAAATTCACCGGGTGCAATACTGCTGTCTGGACCTTGATCACGCCCTGTACCCTATTCGGGCCCGTTCGGCTAAGAGGGAGGCGAAGCCATCAATACCTCTCACCCCGTGGACCGGTTCGCGAAACGCGAGGGGCCGGATCCTGGGGAGTGATCACGGATCCTTGCGGATCTTGCGACGTTCCCGGTTTTTCGTTGATCTTGCGGAACCGGGGGGCCGATCACTGCGTTGCCTTGCAAGTACGAAGTTAGCACAACATCTGACCTGCGGTTATAGGACATCGTCGCAGGTCAGACCGTGATCCCGAAAAGTGAGATCTGCCCGTACTAAATAGTAAAGAGTTTGCAAAGCTCTCGTTTGCGCAGGTCAGAGGCCTGTTGGGATCTTCGATTAATTTGAAGCTGTCCGGTATGGGTTATTGCGGCGGGGTTTGTGCGCTCTCTTGCGCTGCTCAAGATCATCTAGGCACCCTCTTGGGTTGAGGAACCGGGCGTGCGGGCGTCATGCGGGCGTCACGCGATCGTACACGTGCTAGATCATATTGGGTTTGTCAAGAGGGGTTATCGAAGTGTTACTATACCTGTCAAGATCAACAGGGTTCTGACCTGCGCTTATGTCGCGTGCACGATTTTCAGGGAGGTAGTGACACTGGGATGCGGGAGGGGTGATCAACAGGTCTCACAGAGCCGTTCAAACAAGATCACTACATACTGTGAAGTAGGAACGACGTTCTTTACACAGAAAGTAGTTGAAACAGTAGGTTGACAGTCCGCATGTCCCCATGCCTGCGGATTCCGATTACCGGACAGTAACATTGGGCGGCGATTTGGCAAAGTGTTAGTTTGCCTAAGAGTCGCCCTGAGCAAGCGCTTGGTTTGATCATTCAAGCTAAAAGGCTTTTAGGTTGAACCTATGCACGTACATTCAAGGTAAAGGAAACTGTTGCAGACACTGGTTTGTGCATGGGCACTACATATATCCGAGAAATGATCAAGCCCATGATCATTGATCATGGGCCCTAGATCATTCGGGGAAACGATCTTCCTTTGCTTCGATCAAGATCAAACGCTGAATGCTGGTGATCGGGAATTCTTGAAGATCACCCGTGAGGCTGACCACGGTCACGCCCCACTGGTCTCGTTCCTGGACTGTGCCCCGGAGACTGCGTACGGAGTTGGCCTCCCCGTAGTAGTAGACGTGGACACTGTCCCCTGCCCTGATGACTGACACGTGCGCTCTCTTCTGTGAGATATGCCCTCAGGGACCGTGTGTCGGCCCCTGAGAGCTTTTGATCATGTGTTTGGACTCAGGCTATCGCCTAGGTCATTGGATCTTGTTAGACGGGATCCTGGTCATGATCACGTATAGGCAGGCCGTTCCGGAATCCGCTGGTCATGTTCAGGACATGTCGGGACGCGACAGTCTTCAAGATCGAGAAACCACACTTTAGGTATGATCACGTATGGGTCGATCTTGAACGCGTCTGCGAGACTGATCACTAGATGGCGCGTCGGAATAGTGTTGTACATCAGACGGGCCCATGTCCCTGGTGTTGCGGGATACCCGTAAGACGCTAGTAGGTCATCCATGTCCCGTGAGGTGTGGTCGGGAGCATATTTAGCTTTCATTACGGCTAGCCGGTCACGGTGTCGTGAATAGTCTTTCGCACTCATTAAACAAACAACTCCCTAGGAGAAAGCCCGAGGATACTCGCGCATTCCGCGATCACTTCGTAGGAAACGTGTTTGGTCATACCCTGTTCGGCTGTACGGTATTCAGCTTCTGTGATGATTACTCCTTTCGCATTCAGCAACTCGGCTAGATCGTAATACTCGTACCCCTTATTGATCCGTGCCTGAGCAATACGAGTCATGGCGCGTGCAGTATTCGGACCCTGTACTGAATTCTGTACACGAGTGGAGTTCAATACACGGTAGGCATATTCGAGCATGCCTGCCGTAATGTGATCGATCCCTTTTCCGGGAAGTTGCTCCGCCTCTTTGTAGTCCGCGAGAGAGATGGAATATCCGGCCTTAGAGAGAGAGCGTACAAAACGTGGGATCGCTATTCCCTTGTCTCGACGATGCTCGATGAGGTCGCGCATGAATTGAAGTTTCTCAACGTCTGTGAACTCAGACGTGTTCGTGCCCGATGGAATCGGGTTGCGGTAAAGAGTCATGATCTCAGTATACCGGAGCGTACGGGGTGCCCCGTTGTCTAAGAGATACGTCTAAGAGCGATTCGCTTAGGGATAGAGGTTAGAAAGCTGTGATATCTCACTGATCGATATCCTTCCCGACAGAATCCGACACTCTCTCGTGTCAGAAACGAATTGCATCCCGACAGCCGCTGAGCTGCACATCTACCGTGTTTGTCGAGTTGTCAGAAAGGTTTCACCATAGGGAGTAGTAGTCCTAGAAAAACAACCTCCCCCTATGTAGTTATTTGAAATATATAGACAGCTCTGGGGCACCCTTCCTGACAACATGACAAAAGAGAGGAGTAGGCCTAAGAAAACAGGGATTGATCAGGGGAAATAGCGTGTGTCAGGAACGGCGCGGATAGTGTCGCGAATCGTGTCGGGAGTCCCGCACTTTCCGACAATGTGATATCTCACTGTTCAATCATGCCACCTGTTATTAGCACTGTTTGACGTATCATGATCACTCGGGGTCACTTGAACACGTAAGGAGTGAAACGGTGGAGAACAAGGAACAGTTCCTCGCTCGGAAGAATGAGGCCTATGAGCTTCGATTACGCGGTCGCTCTTACCGGCAGATTGCATCGGAGTTAGGTATTTCGGTCGGAACGGCACACCGATGGGTCATTGAAGTATGTGATTTGGTGGTGCTGCCCAACGTGCAAGAGATCCGTAAGCAGGAAGTGGACCGGCTACTGCGCTACCTCGATAGGTTGGATGAGCGCATTGAGGATGGTGGAGACGTTCAGGCGATCGGTACTGCGCTGAAGATCTCTGAGCGCTTAACGAAGATGCTCGGCGTTGATATGCCGACTGTCTCTGTGACGGAGCACAGTGTGGTATCCGAGATGGATCTCGATATTCGGAAGCTCATTGAGGAGCAGGGCAAGCTGAATTCGGTGGCCAAGGAACTGGCTGCACGAAAGGGTATTGCGGATTCGATTGTGGAAGGTGAATTAGATGCGTGATCCCGGGACGTATGGATTAGAGGAACTGATCTCTGATGTGGACGGGAGCGAGGCGTACCGCTATTCGGATCAGGTGGTGTCCGGGTTGGCAGGTGGATCATGGGCTGCGTCTCAGGTGGAGCCGGACCCCGATATCGAGTGGGTGGCGGTAGATGGTGATGACCCGGATACGGACGTTGCCATGTCGTTGGAGCTGTACCGCAGGCTGTTGACGGATGCCGCTGTAGGGCGGAAGTACGCGGGCTGCTCGAACTGTAGGAGGGTGACTGAGGTGTAGGTGCATGGGCGGGTATGGATCTTGTTAGGTGGGCGTACAGAGGGTTGGATCTTGGGAGGTGGGTTCGGTGGTTGAACCTGCCCCCTCAGGCTCAGGGAGCGGCGCTCCGTACACACACCAGTTACCTATGCACTACACACAGTGACCATGATCATGTAATGTGGGTGGATATATGGGTATATGCATGGGTGTAGTACCACATGTCCGGTATGTACACACTATACCTATGCACACATACCCATATGTATACACACACATGTAGTATATGCACGTACATGTACCTACTACGTACCATGATCATGTGATGGTGTGTCATGTGGATCATGCACACATGCATACCAGTGGTCTATACCACCATACCTACACATGTATGCACACGCATGTACACATGTATTCACATTATGCATTCATGAATAGAGGTCTATACCACATACCCCTAGTGGACTAGACCATATGCCTATGTGCCCGTGTGGTCTATGCCACTGTGCCTCACTGGTCTATGCCACTGAGGTCTAGTCCACTCATCCAACTGGTCTACACCACACATGATCATCTGATGTACTGTCATCTGACACACCATCAGATCTGACACACCCTCAGTTTCTGACGCACACTCAGATCTGACGATCCATCAGGTAGGGGACGTGTGTAAGCCTCTGGCCTGCATGTTTGCAAGATCATCTGATACTGTGTCACCGGTCAGTACTGACGCATCGTCAGATCACATCTGATGTACCGTCATGTTGATCATGCCTCTGACCTGCATGTATACGGTCCGCTCTGTGCCTTATGTCCGATTTGACCCCCTATGGGGGGTTCTGCCTCCCCTGGCCCTACGGGACTGATAGGCCTCACAGTTTTTGTGAAATCTGGAAACCTTCGTTACCAAATCGTTATCTACACGTGCGTCCAGAGTTCGCCCCGCAAGATAGAGCCGATAGTCCTCCGGGATACCCCGAAGTATTCCGCTGCTTCCCGTTGAGAAGACCAGGCGCCTTCAGCCCAGTCCTTACGCAGCTCCAGAACTTTCTCTTCGTCCATCTTCGCGAAAGGGTTACGACTACCCGTAGGGTCTGTGCCGTCCCGCCTCTTATCCTGCATGTTGTCGTACTGCGTTCCGTACCGCAGATTCTCTGGCCGGTTGTCGTGGATACCCCCAGGACCGTGCAGAATGCGGTAACCCGACTCTGCTTCGCCCTTCCAGGCCTCCATGACGAGCTGATGTACTTCCCGGGTGCAATGGGCACCGCTTAGAGAGAGGTTTACGCGCTTGTAGCCGAGCCTGCTAACGCGTTCGGCTAAGACTCGGTCGGACTTCTCCGAGTACACGTGTCCATCGACAGTGGCGAAATACCCTGGGCAACCGGGGATAGGCTTCATATCCATTTCAAAAATTTCCTAAGAAAGCTATTTGGGGGATAGCCAGCCTAACACAGACTATCCCCCAAAGATTCTAGTAAGGAGAGGTTAGGACGATATTTACTCGCCAAAGCTTTCCACTAGGGTCGAGCCTCCAATTTACACTGTCCACTCGATAGTCCTTCTGTTCGTTCGGGGGTCCTAGAGTGACAATGTCCCCCTTCACCGGAATCATATCGAGTGTTGTATCCAGAATAGTAACGACAGCTAGACCCATAAGAGCTTCAAACCGTACCTGCATTGTTTACCTCTTCGTGCTAATCGAATAGAGAACAGCGCCTGCCCAGAACATTTCATTGTATGTAGGTTCTGGCATTACTTACTCCTTCATTTGTTTTCGTGCTCCACATATCCAGCACATCACCTTACGGCGCCAGGTAATCCATTGATGCCGACCGTCATAAGTGACGGCACACGGCTTCTTAGGACTACCCGGCTGCCTATGCATCAAGGTCGTCGTCCGTCATCGGCAGCAACACCCCGGATCCGTGACCACGGACCAAATACTGAAGCCCAGGATGACAGCGCCGGTAGTCAAGATCAGGATGCGTACCGCCCAGTCCCGGATCGTCCACCAGTCGATCTTCATGTCATCAATCCGTCCGATGCATAGCAGGTCAGTTCACTTTCGGGGTCGAGCGCCTCGGCGCTCAGGTGGCAGAAGCACCCTGGGTCGCAGGCATGCGGAAGGTGCACGCCGTGATCGCATATCGGGCACATCCCGGGCTCGTCGTCTGCCTTCGGATCGATCCGGTCAGCGGCTACGTCGATTCGGACACCCGCCCAATGCGCGGGCTGCAAGTCTTTCAGTCCCCGGATCTTCTCGGCCAGCATGTGGGCGTGTTCGTCGCGGATCATATCCAGGAAACCGTCCGGAATCGGGACGATGAGCGGCTTACCGTCAGGCCCGGTTGTTTCGATCTGGTATTTGTCCATCAGTCCGTCCGATGCGTGATCTTCTTGAGGAGCGTGAGAGGCTTCATTTGTCCAGGTCGGTGGCCCTCGCAGTAGGTGTACTGCTTACCCGTTATCAGTCCTACGTAGTGATAGGCCCTAGCTCCGACACAAGGTTCGTCCGAGATCTCGAACCAAGTGCATTCGTCGTAGCGCATCAGAAACCTCCTGTGCTGTAGTCCCGCACTATATCCGGATGTTCCAGCCACTTTTCGTAGAAGTTCCGGCAGAAGGCCCAGACAAGACGAGCAAGAGCTTCGGGCGTCTCGGAGTAGATAATTGACTCTTCGATGCGAAAGCGGATTTTGAAATCACCCTTACGCATTTTCAATACGCCGTCATCGTGCTCATTCCAGGCGTTGGGCGGAGAGAACATGTACTGCATACCGCCGTACTGCGGCATGGTGACCCACTGGTCGTCCGGAATAGCAGACCGGGGACGTTCAACGTTCGGCATCAGCCCTGCCTTTCCTCTAGGAAGTGATAAGGGCAGGTGTACTCGTGATCCTCGCCCTTACGGTAATCCGGCCACTTCTTGCAAGTGCAATCGATCATGGATTCAGCATCCTCGTCTGTGACACCCATATTGTCGCTCATGCTTACCTCCACAGCAGATAGCAGTAGAAACGGCCGATCGAGCCGCCGAAGCCGTATCGCTTAGAGCCACTCTTGACCCAGGCAAGGGCGAAGAACGAATTGAATTCCGGGCTGCACCCGCCGTACAGTAGTTGTGGTTTCTTCACGAAATCTCACCTTCCCTCAGCATCCGGCGGTACGAGGCTTCTACGTCCCACGTACGGCGTTGGATCAGATACGCCAGAGAGTCCGGATGGACCAGCGTGGCCGTGTCCACTGCGCACCTCGCGGTGTGGCTACCCTTCAACCAGTAGATGTAAGGACCGCCGAATTCCGTGTCGTCCGGGTCCCAGAAGTACTCGAACCCTTCGCTGCCGATTGGGGTCCATTCACGTTCTACGATTTCGCTCATTCTCCAGCCTTCTTCCAGTACTCTTGCATAGCCCTGTCGTAACCTTCCCAGTTGTCGACCCCATAGGCCTCAAGCACTTGGAGTTTCACCGAGTCGGCCAGCAGCGATTCGTATTCCTCGGTAGAGATCTCGTAAGTACGCTTGTCGCTCACTGCTCCGTGTCCCTTTCCAGCGTGTCATTGAACCGGCTGCGCGGGATCATGATCTCCCGCAGGTAGTTACCCTTGTCGTCATAGATGCTGAAACCTGCCCACTCCAAAGAGATGTAGGTAAGGAACTTGGGCTCAGCGTTGCCGACGCGCAGGTCGTGCATTCCGACCCGGGCCATCGACTTGTAGCGGACCCGGTCCCCTGCCTCCAGCGGGCAGGTGCACTGGCAGTTGTTACAGCTCATTAGCGGTGCTCTCCAAGTGTCCGCACCGGCAGAAGCCGTGCAGGCGGTCGAAGTTGTGTACGTGGACCTCGCCGGGAGCGGGTACAGGTGCGTACCTCTCGAACAGCTTGTCTCGCAGTTCCGAGTTCAACGGCTCATGAAACGAAAGATCCTTGTCTGAAACGGGTCCGCCCTCGTCCATCATCCGGTCGATGTCTGTTTCGGTGAGATCTGTGCCGAATACCCCCGGCTGGTTCTTGAGGATCTCAGCCTTCTTTACGGCGATCTTCTCGGTAAGATTACGAGCGTAGTTCGCATCGATCTCTTCCCGAGTGACAGACTTTGTGGACCTGAGAGCGGCGTCGATGACACAAGCCTCGGACGGGTTGCAAGCCCCATGACGGGACATCAGCACGGTCCAGATCTCCGGCAGCATTACGACCGCGACTTCTGCTGTCAGAAATTCTGAAGTCAGGTTGTCCTTGCGGATACACATCAGTCTCGTCCCTCTCCGGTCAGGATGTACTCGATAGCGCCATCCCACCAACCTTCACTGCGATCTCCGTTTGCATACATATTGCGGGCATCGTGGAGCACATCTAGAATGCGGCCGGATACTTCCAGGTCGTCGTTGTCTTCTACTTGATAAACCATTAGGTTAGACCTCCGTGATTTCCAGGAAGAACATGTCATCAGTACCGATTACTTCGATACCGATCAACTTGCCGTCGATAGCTGTATCTTCTACAGACGAAGCATCCAGAGTGCTGGTATTTCGATTGATTACTAGTATCAGAAGTTCACGAAGTTCGTCAGTTGTCATTAGTCTCGACCCATCTTGATGTAGTCAGCGAATTCATCGGCCAGATCCAGAAGAGAGTCTTTGTCCCAGATACCCCAGGTCGATTCCGTATTGGACAGTTTCTGAATAGCCTGTACAGCCGATTCCAGAGCCATTCCCCGGATGTACTGGTCGTTCGTAGGCAGTCCCATTACTCAGTCCTCTTCTTTACCTTGTACGGTTCGTGGGAAGAAAGGCTCATTCCATATCTGCTCGGCCAGCTCTTCCGTTGTAGGTTTCGGAGTCCAGTTGTGCAGCCAGCCCTCATGGTCGTGCTTGCAGCCGCCGCATATGTGGCACCGGCAGTCCGGCACTAGATCCCTAAACTGGCTCATCGGAACCTACCTTGGATTCGTAGACCTCTACGTTCTGCCAGCCTGCCGCCTTCAGGAGCCACTTACGCTCTTCTGCGCCCTCCCGGGTGTAGCCGACGGAGGAGGAGACCCGCTGGCCTTCCTGAGGGCCCTGACCGTCCCACCGGCAGCGCCAGATGCGCAGTGTGGCCTTGTTCATTCGGGGTCCACGCACGAGCAGAACTCACAGACACAGACAGGGGGTCCACCCAGAGCATGTGGCCGGTTACAGCAAGGGTTTATACACCAGCACTCCCAACGACCGCCCGACACTTCGGTGAGGTGGTCGATACCGGATATGGCTACGTAGTGACAAGGATCGTCGATTTCGTGCTGAGCCATTACTTACCTCCGTAGAGACAGTAGTGATCATCGCTGTAGCAGAAATAAAGAACGCCATCGACGTTGTGGAAGTCCTCGACGGATTCTGGATAAGGGCATTCACAGATCCAGGGGTAGAAGATACCCCTAGCCTCCGCCCTGTCAATGAGGTCTCGATGTACTGGGCAATCTTCCGCGTTCATCGCTTTTCCACCCAACTAACCTTGGCATATAGATCATGCGCACTAATGCAGGCGTTGTCTGGTACTCCATTGGCCTGTAACTCGGTGAGATAATCGAGCAGGTCCGAAAGAGCTACACCAGAAAAGTAAGTAACACCACCTTTTGGCTTCTTGAATTGACGCTCGGTACTATGCTTAATGTCAATGCTCATTGCAGGTCCACCACATTCTCATCCGGAGTTTCCTCGGTCTGCCCTGAATCCATAGGCCAGTAGACTAAGCAGTCTCGACAACGCCAGTAAAGACCAGGAGGTTCACCGGAAATCCCACTGATGTAGAGAAGTAAGTGATCGCAGTCTTCGAGGGCCACGGTTCCTCCATAACTAGGGGCCTCTGTCTAGTGTACAGAGGCCCCGCAGTTAGTGCAATCAGTGTTAGCTGTGCGGCTTAGAACTCAGTTCCATCCCAGTCGCGATGTTTACCACTATGATTACGTTCTTCTTCACAGTACTTCCAGTGATCACCGACTATATCTTCGGCGCCACATGCAATTACGACGTTGCACTCGCGGAAGGCTTTGACGATGGCTTCATCTTTGGAATAGAGCCCGAGAGATTCGCTGGCCGTGTCCCAGTCTCCGTCCTGCAAAGCAGAAATGAGGGCTTTGCAGACCTTGTACTTCGTGTCATCATCTGCTCCGGTTTCGATCAGTGCGTCTGCTACCGGTTCGAAATAGTTACCCGCGCTTGCCCAGCCCATATTCTCCCAGCCATTCTTTGCAGTTGGCACAGCGTACGACTTGGTAGTACGGATGGGAATCAATAGGGTGAGGCCCACAGTTCGGACAGACAGGGATTATGTCTTCTACTGAGATGAAGTCTGGATCACCGGCTAGTTCTTTGTAGTCCGAAGCCATTGGTTCACTGTCTCCGTGTAGGCGTTACGTACAAGCCACGAAATGTACTCGGCTGAGTCGGCTTGGTCTGGGTTCACTGTGAACTGCCGAGAAAAGCCTGCCTCAGCATTCATGAAGTGGACTTCCTTGCAGCCGGTTAAAGGCTCGATCCACTGCGGGTCCCAGTAGTACTTGAAGCCGTGCTTACCAATTGGTGTCCACGTCCGGAACACTAGCTGGAAGTTGAGGTAGTCCATGGAGTCGTCCTTTTCCATCCGCAAGCGCTTGAGTGCCATTTTGGCCCCATAGAGGCATGCCCGCAATCGCATCCTTCTGTCAACCATCCTTGCGTGTCGTACAAAGCCCAGTCTGGCTCGGGTTCATCCGGCGGTGCACAGACCGGACAGAAAGGTCCACAGCCGTCCCAGTCACTCATCAGGATCGGAGATGATCTTGTTGGTCCAGCTCATCAACGCGTCGTAATGGTTTATACAGAGGTCTAAGATGTGGGAAGGCTTAGGTGCACCCCTACCCCGTCCAGTACCTGGCATCCTGGAGTTGGTCAGAAGGTAGAACTTGAGAGTGGTGTTGGCTTCTCGTGGAGCATTGTAGGGACATAAATCGCAGGCTACTCGATTGATCTTCATTTGATTTCCTTGATTAGTGGCAGAATTTCTGTCGGATCCTCAGAACCACTGAGTGCCTCGGCCTCATTGGATTCGTGGATGACGAGATCCGCATCATGCCACCAGACGTTTGGCTGAAGCTCACACCAGCACTGGTCTTTGGTGCACTTGTCGTAAGGCCAGTTCTCAGCCCAGAGACAGAAGCAGTGAGGACAGTGGATGAGTTCTACGGACTCACTCATGCGTAGTTGTGGATGGTGATCCATCCGGGTTCGCCGATTTCGACACCCAATTCGATTGCACAACCCCTCAAGTTATGGCGGTAGGTGTACAGAGCGATTTCTTCATAATCCGCACTGGTAAAGGTCTCTCCAATATCCAGGCTCTTGTAGACGCTGCTAAGATAGAGTTCCTGTGAGTCCGCCGCCCCGTTGAGGGACCACCACACCTTCCATTTGTTCAGCGTGTTCTCTACGGCTTCTGTCTCCATACGAGAGAGATATGCGTAGGGATTGTCCGTCACGATCAGCGAACCGTATAGAACCGTGGTGGAGTGGTAGAAGACCATTATGCGTTACCTTCCCTTATCCATTCATTGAATTCTCGCCACAAACCTTTTTCCATTAGAAAATGATTTGCTTTACTTGCCTCTTCCATCCAGAAGGCTTCGCAACACGCAAGATCACAGTACCGCTTTTCCGGACGAAGTACGAACTTCTTACCGCAATTAGGACACGCGCGAGGAGCCATTTCCTTCGGCCTCTTCGTATGCTTCGATGAAACGGACGACTTCTTCGTGATAGGTGTCTTCACCCGTGGATTCGTCGTACTCTAGAGCCTTGTGAAGGTCATAGTCCAGATAGGCAATAACCTCTCGAAGGGCCTTGTCTACGCTCTCGGGGTTAAGCACTTTTCTTCTCCATCCGGTCCCAGTGGTAACCACAATCACAGGTCTTGTTCGAGTGACAGTTGCAGTCACAGTGACCAATGATGATGCAGTCGTCCACGGGGCACTCTTCGCCACAGGGGCCAAAGAGCATCCCATCCATGCAGTTGTACTGAGGACAGTCTTCGTGGGTGTGCGCCATGGGGTTCCCCTATCGCTTCTAACTACGTTATTATGGTACCGACACTACCAGTGGAGGTCAACACTCGTGAAGATCAAGGGATTTCTGGTGTGCACGGCACTGACGGGAGCTGCGATGTTCAGCACCCTCAGTCCGGCCGATGCCGCCGACACCTTCCCGTCGCAGGACGCTTGTGCGACGGTCAACAACAGCGCACCGGTAGGAGACTGCGGACCCTTCAAGCAGGTCTACAGGGAGACCTTCAACGGTGCAAACGTCGCCCTCGGCAAGTTCAAGAACTGCGCCGGAGACGGTAACTTCCGCTGCGAGGGTCTGTACGGCACTCGTTACTACGACACGTTGGGCGCCTACCCGTCCGGCTGGGACGACACCGCAACGTCGGGCAACGACGGCAACGGAGGACGTACCCTGGGCGGGCAGTACCGCCCCGAAGACACCACCTCGGTCTACACCAACTCGTCCCGCGACGGCATGATGCGTGTCCACATGTGGCGCGGTACAGGTAACATCCACAGCTCTGCTCCTGTCCCTCGTAAGTGCATGAACATGCAGTACGGCAAGTTCACTGAGCGCTTCATTGTTCGTACGCGTACGAACGGCTACAAGATGGCGCACCTGCGGTACACGCCGAACGAGGTCGACTTCCCGGAGGCTGGTGGCAACTTCTCCACCGACCCGATCTCCGTTTTCACCCACGGTTTCTCTGAGGCCAGTGCCGACGTCGCATCGAACGGCGCATGGACCAGTTGGCACACCGCCAGCACCGAGATCGTGCCCGGCCAGCTCAGGTTCTACCTGGACGGCAAGCGGGTCAAGACGGTCAACGCCAACTTCCCGGACAAGGCCGACTGGATCCTCCAGAATGAATCGGCGCTGGGTGGCGGGTACGCGGCCAAGAACAGCTCGGTCAACATCGACACCACCTTCCTTACGTGCTACAAGTACGACAGCACGCTTGCCAAGAAGAAGTAAGGCAAGTAGGCTGACCCTGGGCACCACCCAAGAAGGGGCTCCTCCATTCGGAGGGGCCCCTTTCTCAACGACAGATGACTTGGAGATGTTCACGACTCACGCACAGGACGCAGAATACGTCTGGGTTCTGGAAGTGAGGCAACTGTCCCTCGTTGCCTGCCAGACAGTCCTCACAGACAGCGGCCTTGAAGAATCGACTGACGGTCCAGCCGGAGGCCTCTGCCCTGAGGAAGAGTTCCACGATATCCGGAGAACTGGAACCCAGCTCTCCATCGCAGATGTTGCAAAACAACCAGTAGGAACAAGAAACGCCCATCAGACGTACCTACTGGTCAGTTGGTGCAGCTCTAGAGCTGCGATGGCGAATGTCAGGTAGGTCCAGAACAACGCGAAATAGAAGCTGAACCACTCTACCCAGGCCATGATCACGTATGGCGAGAGCATGGCTGGCAGATTAGTCTGCATGATTACAACACCTCCACTGGATGAACGTAGACACAGAGCTGACGATGGCCAATGGGAAGGCTGACACGAAGATGTTAGCTCCACCTGGCAGGCCGTTGTAGTAGACAGCAAATCCGCCTACACAAACGGCCAGCCAGGCAAGGAGAGTGAAGTAGAGCGACAAGCGGAACCACAGAATCTCCATTGGTCCTCCTAGAATTGCTTGTCGCTAAGAGTACAGTTAGCTCTTTCGCCTGTCAATGGCATCGACCCAGCTCAAGGCCACGGCAGCGACTTGGATCAATTCTTCTCGTAATCGATCAGAATCGGTCTCGGCGAACGCTTCGTAGACTTCTTCGAGCAGAATGTCTCGCCAGGTCAGTTGCTTGGTGGAGACAAAGTAGTCATTCATTACTTTGACCCGCTCCGCGCGTGCGGCATCCTCCGCGATACCTGTACCGTCAGGATGGTTCTGCTCGCCCCATTGGTCTACCTGACGGTCGACCTCGGAGAGAATCTAT